TTATACCGCCTGCAGTGGCGTATTTTCCAAGATTTTCTTGAACTCTTCTACTGTCATTCCAGCGTCTTCCGCTGCTTCTTCAATCGTCACACGGCCCTTTCTCACCTGCTTAACCAGCATCCGCATCTCACCAATCTTCTCCCAAGAGGGAGAAATTCAGCGGATACAGCGCTATCTCAAATAAGGGCTTTGCCATTATTGCCATCAAAAGCAATTATGACGGCGTTCAGCAGCGGTATTCTCTGGCCTGTGAGTTGGCGGCAATGCTTTTCCATGATGTTGGCAATTCATAACTTTTATGCCGTCGTAATTTCCGAGCGAAAAACGATCCAGTGTCAGGACAATTTTTTCATAATTATCCTGAATGCTCCGCAGCGGTCTCATCTCTCTCAAAGGTTTCTTCTGCCGTCATATCAGCGGTCACCTGATAATAGGTAAGCACGCCTTCCTTCTGTGTCACAAAGTCAACTTCAGTAGAACCATATTTTCCGATATTGACTTTGCCGCCCCTTCGTGAAAGTTCAAGATACACAATTCCAAAAGAAAAACAGGCTGGCACATCTTCGGTGCTGCCTGCTCCTGCAATTCTGGCTTCTCCTTTCATATTCATAAAAATCAGCCTTTTGGAATCGCAACATGTTGAGTTCAGTCGGACAGGGTTCCTGTCACAGGGTCCGCCCGGACAGGCGAACGGGTGTACTTTTTACTGGAAATAGTTTTCTCCTTCCTACGCTTGAGGCGTTTAATCGTCAGTTGTAGGGGTCATATCCACTTCATAGCAGTCAAATTCTTCATCCATCCGCAGCCTTAGTTCGTGCTTCAGGTAACGTTCCACATCGAAAGCGTTCTTCTCATCGAAGTCCGACAGTTCTTTGTATCGCTTATGCTTGGTAATGTCGAATTTATCGCTCAGGAATGGCCGGACACCGCGCAGTTGCAGGATACATTTGCTGCCATCCATGACAGAAAGTTCGTCCCGGCTCATAAGCTCTTTACCACAATGTCAAGTGATGAATTCAAAATGGGCAAAAAAATACCCCTTCTCATTATGAGAAGAGGTATTAAATGCGATATTCAAAAGCTTGATTCTCAACTTCTTAACAATATAGCTTGAGCAGCATTGGACAGCATAGAATTGGAAAGAATATCACTTTTTTGTCTTATAAAAGAATTTGCAAGTTTTACTATATCTTCACAGGGAGTGATATACTTACTGCTATTCCATAAAATTTTTCCATCATCGGTTATATCATATACTACGAACCTGTACTCATTCACACCTACTTTCAAAGCTAAATCAACTATAACTTTTCGCTCCATCCTATTCTGCGTACCGACCAGAACACTTGATAAACACTTGCGTACAGAGGTCTCGTAATCCAAAACTGTGACAATGCCAATGTAGTTTTTATCCATAATCGGGTTATAAACAACTTTTTCCATTACGATACCTCCTTCCAAACAATTTATGTTATATCAAAACAAAGTATAATACTGGTTCACAAGTATTATGCCATCATTTAATAAGTTTCGTGCTTCGTCGATGCTGGTAATGACCGCAGTGTCAACATCACTGGCTGACCAATGCGAGTATGGATGTCTGACACTATTGTATTTGGTGTACAGATTATTCAAATAATTTAATTGTTGAGCGGACAGTGCGCTTCTGCTCCGGCTATTACATTCATATGCGCCTAAGTAGATGATATCTATCGTACAGTTACTATTCTATGCCATTCGCACAGTATAGCAAATAAAAAATGCCGCCCATCCTTGGATGAGCGGCGAAGAGTTATATTTTAGATATGGAAAACAGTCCACTCGCGGTTTGGATAATCGTCGCAGAAGCTTGCGAAGGCGAGCGGCGCACCGTTGTCTTGGCTGTCCTTGTTAGAGTGTACGAAGACATTGTAGTCTTCCATGTTCTCTACGTCATCAGCCGTGGCATCCTCGTCGAAGACATCGTTGACGCTTTCCGCAATCAACTCTTTCATTTCCCCGAATGCCTCGTCGAAGGTGTCGTAGAAACCTGTGAGCTCGATGCTCTCGTACTCCTCGTAAGAAAGAAGAAAGAAGGGCTTGTCAGTCGTGACCTCAAAAACAGCCCATTCGACGCTTTCTTCGTCGTCTTCTTTCCAGAAGTCATAGGAACCATGTACTCTGGGCTCGCTGTTGTCAGCAGGACGGTTTTCATCGAAATCGAAAGAGAATCTATAGCGCTCCTCATTCTCGTGCGTGATATCGGCACCGGTAAGACCTGTATGATAGTTCTTGTTGATGCGCTGTGCCATGCTGTCCTTTACTGCGGCAACTGCCTCTTCCAGGGTGTCCTTCTTGCAGATTAGGTTCGTGCAATTATAGTGTTCGCTCTTAATCACGATAAACATTTTGTGGTCTCCTTTTTGCTATTTTATGGTGGCGTGTCTGATAATTCATGGTATGTAATTCGCACGTTTTAGCAACAAAAAGCTGCCCACCCGAAGGTGAACAGCCTAAAGTGTTTATTCAAATGTACTTAGGATTTTCTATCCAGTAAGTGTCCGTCATCCGGCTTATTGAGCCAGTCACACCAGCTCATGTTGTTGGAAGGAAAGTCTTTTGCACCGCTGTGAACATCGTTCAGAAAGACGGCAAGATGAAACTTATCGAGTTTCCGAATCGCATCAAGGCGGGTTTCGGTTGCAGAATTCTCATCTGAAACGTCAGCCCCAACCTTTTTCCAAATTGCCCTTTCGGCTCCTTCAAAAGTTGAAAAGCGTTCGCGCTCCATCGAGAGTTCTTCGGTCTCAAACTGCGCTTCAGCAATCAATGCCCAGCGTTCGCTTTCACAGTTGGCAGAGTCCAGCAAACCGGAATATGCCTCCAGCAGCTGGTCGTAGTCATCCGGGTCAAGCTCGGTTGGGTCTACTTCACCGTGTACGACAAAATAGGTGCCATTTGGAGCTTCGAAAATGTCGTATAGCTCGTATCGGGTTCCGCCAACCTGACGTCGCCACTGGCATGTATCAGGGTCGGTGCAAACCCAAGTCTTGGCTTCCAGCTCTGCCTGTTTCAGGTCGTCCGCCAAATCAGAGAGAGCTGCGGAGACCTTTTTGTTTTCCTCCAGGGTCTCAGTAAGACCGATGGTGTTCCCTGCTGCCGCTGCAGCATTGTACATGAATACGGCAAAACGGTCGCTGCTGTACTTTTCAGCCATAGCCGATACTTCTTCAGGAAGATGATTTTGAGAAAGCCGAAGAGTGTATTTCGGGGCAAGACCAGCTGGGTATTTGAGGCTCACGCCGTCACCATGGGCGTCGTGTTCCAACTCGAAGTTGTGTTTTTTGCAGATTTCATCATACTGAATGCAATACATAATTATTTCTCCTTTTTATTTTGTGATTTGAGATTTGTTAAGCTCGGTAGATAGCGAAGATAAAGAATCGATGAAACTTTTGCCCGCAGCCATGCACTCTTCAAACGAATACTCTTCGTGAAAGATTTCATGTACGCTCTTGGCATAAGTGCTCAGATTGCGGGACAAGAAGGCTTTTGCTTTGGTTACGTCCTCAACAAAGTTTTTGTGGCTTGCCGGAAAACTGTAAGTAAAACCCTGCCTGTTTTGCTTGCAAAGGATAATAGGGTCTGAACCATTGTCGGATACAGTCCAGCCTTGTTCGTCACAAATTTCTTTGAATCGTTTACAAAGCATCTGGATTCACCTCGCTTCAATCAACTTGGCTGCAGTTGCTTCATCACAGAATTCCAGAAGCTCACGACCCGGTAAGTATCCATCTGTGCCATCGCTGTAGCTATAATCGATAAAACCGTGAGCATTGCGCTTCACGAGTTTGTCAAATGCTTCTTTGATGGTCAGTTTGCCATCGTTCACAGCGCCTGTCACAATGTCGTTGAGCTTGCCGCTCATGACGATGCCGACCGGGTCAGGATACATCATGCAATGCGCATAGCTGCGAAAATCCGCAGCGCTGACAAAATAATTTTCCTCCACTTCACAGAGGACTGGTTTTTTGAGCTTTACCATTTTCATTACTCCTTTTTTTGCTTGCAAAATAAAAAGCAGGCTCACCGAGATGGTGAGTCTGCTGATTGTCTTGCAGAATTGTAAATTGTACGCATTTCGGCCATAGGGCTGTTATCTATCGTACGATTTCAATTTTAGTGGAATCGCACGTTTGAGCAAGTCTGCTTGTCAGACTTTCTCAACCTCATCCGAACCATAAACAATGTTCAAATGTGAACCATTGTCCCAGTGCATCAGGAGGCTGCCGGTATCATCGACACCAACAACCGTACCTTCTGTACCAAGAGGTGGTGCCTGGATGTCATCCATTTTGACAAGCCGAATCCGCGTTCCAGCGGGGTATTCTTTGCGGATGGTTTCGACAATTTTGATATTTGGAAACATAGTATTTCTCCTTCAGTTTATTGCATTTGTTTTTTGATGATACTCCAAATAAGGTCTGCGATGTTTTCGGCGGCATCGAATCGAGTGACAGATTCACCTTTCCAGGTCCCACCGTTGCCGTTGATGCCGTTGCGGAGCTTAATGCAGCTGCCACGATTGGCTTTCCACTCATGCAGGTTCACCGAGTAATCGTCCAGCAACACAAAAGAGCTGTCGATGCACGGCGTTTTCAGGCGGTTTGCTGCGGCTCTGGCTTTGCTGCTGCCGCACGCAACGAAGATGCGGTGTTCGGAATCAATTTCCGGAAGATAAGCGTCGAGCCAGGCGTTCTTTTCATGAACTGCATATGGGTTTTCCGGCATATAGGCGGAAAGTGCATACACATCAAGTTCTGGTTTTGTGTTGCAAAGAATCTTCACGGCGTCCAAAACCGTCTGATAGGGCGGCAAATCTCTGAAATACCCCGGCTGAAGCAGGTCCTCAAAGCAGGCCGCCTGCTTCCAGACGGCGAGAGTGCCATCCATATCGACGAATAAACGTGCCTTCATATCATTTGTAGGACTCATAATTTTCCTCCTTTTTAGATGTGTAAACAAAAAAAGACAGGCCCACCAAGACGGTGAGTCTGCCATTTATTTGCAGAATTGTGAATTGTACGACCAAGTAGGCATAGGCTGTTATCTATCGTACAAATACTATTTTATGCAGCTCGCACGTTCCTACAAGCGAGATATACAAGAAAAAGCCGCCTACCCGAAGGCAGGCGGCTTAATGTGATTAAGATTAGTTGTAGTCAGACTCTGTCATGACATGGGCACGATAAGTAGTGCCAGTGGTTTCATCTTCCAGTTCCCAGCAACCAGTGAAAGCGTCACAGGGTTCGGTAAGAGCCACCTCTTTGCCCTCGCAGTCGTAGAGAATGGCTTCGGCGAAAGAATCGTCCTCCGTACCACAGCAGCGAATATCCAGGCTGAAACCGTCCGGAAACGTAGCCGTCTCACTCAACGATGCGCCCATCCCCTGCAGCTCTTTGCCGCGAAGATACTTTTCAATGGTTCTGGCATGTTTCTCGCTGATGTAAACGGTTTTTCCAGAACGTGGGGTTCAGGAAGGACATTAACAATCACATGATATTCTGCACCCTTGTACGGCAGGACATAGTGATTGCAGAATTTGTACATGCGGCCGGAATAAGCCAGGACTTCTTCAGAGGAATTCTTGTGAAGGACAGCCTCATTGTATACTTTGCCGTCATCATCACACTTCCAAGTGATAGTCATGTCGATGTCATCCGGGAAAAAGCCACTGACAGAAATGAAGCTGTTTTTGTCGAAATTTGCACCATAGCGAAACCCGGCAATGATTCCGTCATATTCCTCCTTGTCAAGAGTCGAGCGCTGAACATACACTCGCTCAAAGCCCTTGCTCAGCTCATATGCGCGAGCCACATACAGGATAGTGTCCGCCAAGCTTTCGATGCTTCCAGCGGTCATAGCATCTTGCGTCCGGCGAGCCCAGAGGTCTACGCCGTTTTCAATGATGCTGCACTCATAGACGTAATGGAGTTTTGGGAAGGTTGTGCCGATAAGCTGCATACGCAACACTGGCTTATCACCTTTAGGATAGATGTCGTCAATCGGAAAGTTCAGGGGTTCGAAACCTACATCGTCAGGAGCATCACCAGAACCGGTCCAACGGCAAGGATTCCGTTCTGCGATGAACTCGTGAGCCATCCGGTTGGCAACGGGTTCCGGCAAGCCTTCCCATTCCTTGACATCGAGCCTCTTTTCCAGCGCCTCGATGCCCTTTGCGATGGATGTGAGGAAGTTATCGCCGAAATTTTCCTGGCTGTGATTCGATTCCTCGACAAGTTGGTCGAGCAGCCCGGCGTCGTACAGATACTTCTTGGCGAGCTCTGTAGAAATCTCCGCCGAGCCCAGAATGTTAATAGCGGTTTTGAGGTATTCCTTGACTGCCGTTTTGTCCTGCTCATGCTGGTAGAATGCGGCCAGCTGCTCCATCTCGTCAAGCGTTATGACAAGGTTATCGTGGGGTTGGTTGGTGGTTCCGCCGAAAATGATAGAACCGTCTTTGTAGCCAATAAACATTTTTTTACACTCCTTTTTATAGTTGCGCAAACAAAAAAGGCAGGCCCACCAAGACGGTGAGTCTGCTCTTTGCTTGCAGAATTATGAATTGTACGAACGCAAAAAAAACGCGCCAAGTAGATGGTATCTATCGTACAACTTTTATTTTAGGCGAATCGCATATTTTGGCAATAAAAAAAGAGTCCCGCATTTCTGCAGGACTCTGGTGAAGCAAATCAAGTGTCGGCACAATTTGTTCTGACGACTACAATTATTTTCCGTCTCCCTCAAAGTAAGGATTCTCCCAAAGAACTTTGCGACCGCTTTCAATGCGAGAGACAGTCTTCATGGGAATATCAGACCAGTATTTACTGTAGTCAGCGCAGTTTTCCGCAAGAAATTCTTTCACTTCATCGCTGAGCTTGCGCGGTGCAATAGCCCATGCAGAAATGACCTTATTCTTAATCATTTCAAAAGTAATCAGGTTGGAAACAGGATATTGCACCTGCATTTCTTTTCCATTGGCTTCAATAACGAGCCGAATGTTTTTTGCTTTTGCAGTCGCAGCAAACAAACTACGGCACTCACTTTCCCAACAATGTGGCTTGGACTGGAACTCCAGCCTCCTTGATTGGGTAAGACGTTGGACGGCAACGAATTTTTTCCCGATGCTTTCGCTGAAAGGTGTGCCATCGCGAGAAGTGAGATTCTTATCGAGGACATTGACTACCCTTTCCGCCCATCCGGTAGGATTAGCGAAGAACTCGATGGTCGCAGTGTCATCAATGTGCTCAAGAAAGTTACGAAGGCTTTCTTCAAATGCGGTGTCTTTCTTTTGCAGGACATACTGTTTGACAGCGTTTTCATAAGCCTCGTTCTGCAATTCGGGCGTGTTCAGATAGTCAGGGTCGAGAATTGTTTTCTGCTCCAGATAATCCCACAGCGTTTTCGTCATCTCACCCATTGCGGAATGGGGACCAGTGTAAGCAGAGGTGACATCAAACAATCGCAGGAACTCATAGCTTTCAGCATAGGTCTTTTCGTGGTCCACAACATAAGCCATAAACTCAAGGTTATGCTGTTCATAAAAATGGTTTTTGCTCATGCTGGTGGGATAGTTACTGCACATTTGCCCAAATAATGCCTCGACACTATGCTCGCCATCGGAAAGAGGAACGCGGACAAAACGGTAGAAATCCGAGTTGTGGTGCTTATCCAGAACGTTACCGTCCAAAACGGAAATAGCAGGATTAGAAAGAAAAGAACGGAACGCTTTTTCATCAATAGTTTCGAGATACATAGTTTTACTCTCCTTATTTGTTATTTTTGGTTAGGTGGGGAAATTTATGGTATCAGTTCAAGCGTCGTACTCATCGAGTTGCTTTTCGGTGGCAGCGCCTTGGCGTTTCAGATAGTTGTCGGTTAGAGGTTCAACGTGAGTCAACGACTCATCCACCCAAAGCATGCGCTTTGAGTCATCGTCGTCGTTGCGAACGCCATCAGCGATAACAGCTAGAGGTTGGTCCGTCTCTGTTTCATCATCGCCAGCGTACAGATAGCCTTTTACAATGTCGTTGGTTTTGTTCGGCAGCTCCAAACAGAACCAGAAACCTGCACGACCGGTATTGCTGTTTTTGCTGGTGAGCCAGATACCGGGATAAGAATCCTTCGTTTCCTGGCCGAGCATAAAGTTAGCACTGATGCCGTCTGTGTCAAGCTCAGTGGAAACAGAGAGAGCAGAAGGTTTGGTGGCGTAAGGCCAGAAAGCTTCGATAACTTTTTCAATCGGAATAGTTATCGGCACGGATTTGCCATCAATTTGGCCTGTGATTGTCATTTTCATAAAAATACACTCCTTTTGTTGTTATAACGCAAAAAGAGCGGACCTCCCGATGTGGGAAGTCTGCTCTTCATGCGAAATTGTGAATTGTACGAAAGGCAAAACGCCCTTTCGATTGCTGGTATCTATCGTACAATTTCTATGATATGCTGTTCGCAAGGCGCGTCAAGTTTCATTCGTCAGCAATACCTATATAAAGATGGTAGGTGGCGTTTGCCGTCTGGCAAACCCAATGGTTGTAGAACGAGTTGCTCGGCTCAGACGTGACGATATCCTCATCCTCACGATAAATAGCCGCTTCGCACCAGGAAGGTCCATTGTGGCGTGGAATGCAGCGAACATCCATGTGCATACCATCGGCGAAGATAACGGATTCGAACTCAATCTCATCCTGCTCTTTGCCGTCATCGGTATACTGCTTGATTTCGTTCATTCGTTTCTGGCTGATGGTAAGGCACTTGACGAAAACCTTGCGGAAATTTGTGAGATTTTCGTATATCATGCACACTCGCATGATGGCGCTTGTCAAGGCATCGACAGAACCAGGGTCGTTGCAAATCGCAGTCTTGTCGAAACAGCCAATGCCGTGCCCTGTCCAGAATCCGCCTTCATACAGGTGAACAGAAGCCGCATGGCAAAGACAACCATCAGGTTTGCAAAGCTGAATTTCGAGTGTGCAGCCATCGTATGTTTCATCGATTTTGCGCTTGTACACATCGAAACTGATGTTGTCAGGCACTTCCCCGCTGCCGTCCCAATGATAGGGATTGCAGCGAATAAGAAAGAGTTCTGCGATTCCTTTTGCATAAATTTTCGTCATACCGACCTTTTGTTTGAACATAGGAATCATAATCCTTCTCCCTTCTCTTCGTTTAGCAATTCGCGTGCATGGTCGAGGACTTCCTTTGCGACAGGCTTACCGCCTTCATTCATGGCAAGGAAAATTTCCAAGACTTCTGCGCGAGTTACGCTCTGGTCAATCTCAGCAACGCCAATGGAGGCATCCATAAACCAGTTCTTGTCCTGTGCGGAAAGGTCATTGTAAAATACGCCTTTGTACGGGAATCGGTTCTCATAAAAAGCAAGCAGGGTCAACATACGCTGCTTGCCATCAACGATTTCATAGTAGTTGCCATCGTTGCTTGTGCGAGTGAATGGCAGCTGCTTAAAGACGAAACGACCAATCTCGCGACCCATAAAGATGCTGTCCAACAGCTTTTCCCTGTCCTCATCATCCCAAACAGAACCACGCTGATAATCAGGGTTGAAATCAACGCCGAACAGGTATTGGAAGCTGAGCAAAGAATACATACTGCGGTTTGAGTAGTGCAGGCGGGATAGCGCAGAATTGCGCTTGGCGAAATGCGTATCTTTGTTATCATCCAGCGGGCGAACGTTTGTCCAAGCCCAGCAGGAATAGTTATCGCTGTTTGCACCACTGCGGATAAGATACATGTACCCGCCTTCCAGAGCCTCGTCAACAACGCAGTTTAGAAGGTAACCAACCTGTACTTTGTCGCCGACCGTGAAGCGATAAGAGGGTTTCCCTGCACGCTTGGCAGTCTCGCAGGCTCTTTCATACGAAAGACCTTCGAGCGCGGCTTGTTTCAGGTTTATTTTTGTGATTTCTTTTCTTGCACTTTTCTTAGCCATTGCGATTCTCCTTAACCAATCCGATGGACTCCGAACAAAACAGCAGGAAGAAGCTGTTCATACGGGGTGTATTGGGCATAATCAAAAATTTGTGCCTCATCGCTGATGATGTATCCGCCAGGGCAGGATTCGCCATCTTCATTGGAACCGCCGTTGTCATCAAGGCCACGGCTTTTGAGCTCGTTGAGGTAATCCTCACGCATAGCATCGTATGCTTCTTTCGGGGTAGAATATTGCTTTGGATTTACTTTTGTGTAAAGGTGGCCCTCGTCATCGGTGAAAGTCTTTGTGATGATAAACATAATTTACACTCCTTTTTGTAATACGCAAAAAAGCGGGCTTCCCGATTGGGAAGTCCGCTTTCAAGCGAAATGTGAATTGTACGAAAGGCAAAGCACCTTTTGATTGCTGGTATCTATCGTACAGTTTCATCATACGCCGTTCGCACAATATCGCAAGAAAAAAGAAAAAAAGCCGCTGCCTCCCAGCATAGGCAACGGCTTATTGTTATTTGCTCAACGCTTTCTCAGCGTTTTCTTTGACGGTCGAGCGGATGTCAGCAGGCACCTTCAGAATGTCCAATGCCGCCTCAACGGAAAAGCGTCCAGAACGTACAAGGTTTGTAACACTGCCAGAAAGAGATTCGAGATGCCCTTCTTTGCGGCCTTTTGCAAGACCTTTTTCGACACCCTGCTGCTCGACAAAGTCACTATAATTACACATTTGATTGATACCCTCCTTGACGTCGGTGGTAACAGGCAAGCCGCACTCGGTTGCAAGTTGCAGCTTTTTCTCCACAGGCGTTTTATTATCAAAAATCGTAGAAAAGAGACGTACCATGTCATTATCGGACTCTTTATCCTGCAAGCAAGCCATAACAATGCAGTAATTGTCATATTGCTCTTTCGGAAAATGATATTCTTTGGCCAAACAGGTTTCGGTCATTGAATAGGTGTTACAAACACCACGAACTTCTTCACCAGGGTCAATACACAGCCAAATGCTGTATACCTTTTGCAGCTTATCATAGTCCGAGTTATGGAAAACAGATTCCTTTTGCGCAGAAACCATTCTGCCGCAGTAAAAACTTCCACGGTTCAGCATGTGGTATCCAGGATTGTACTTATTTTGAGCTTCAATATCCACAATGACTCGATTGGCTTTACCGCAAGGCAAGCCAATATCGAACAACACATCGTAGTATATTGTTCCCTCATTTATGCTTTTGGATTCTACGTTCTTTTCGTTCAGTTTATCAGGCAGGTCTTCAACAGGATGACAGCTAATTTCGACTGGAGAGATGTTGGATTTTTGAATTTCTGCCAACTCCTCCGGTGTCATTTCGCTTTTGGCTTTTTTGTAGACAATGAACTCTTGAATCTTATCAAGAGCCATATCATGAAATTCTGGAATGCAATTCTTAGCGATAAAAGCCGCAACGGGTGTACAGCCAAGCAAGCTTTTGCATCCAGCATCCAAGTTTACCTTGTCATTGCTGATGGCATGCCCGATGGTATTAAGACCTCCCATGTCTTTATACCTCCTATATTATAGCATGTTCGCAAACAAATGCACTAGAAAATACTTATTGTACGCAAAAAAAGAGTGGGCCTTCCATTGCTGGAAAGTCCACTCTTATGCGGATTGTGAATTGTACGAAAGGCAGGATGCCTTTTCGATTGCTGGTATCTATCGTACAATTCTAATTGTATGGGTCTCGCACGAATGTGCAATGGTCTTTAGCCAAGCATCGTCACATCACCATCAACGTACCAGATGTACTGCTTCCAGTTAGAAGCGGTCGCACCAGGGATGAGTTTCAGCGCAGAAGCTGGAGGCACGCGACTCGGCTCAAATGACATCTCGTAATGCTTTTCCAGGCCGTATTTCCGCAGAACGATACTCGGTATTACTCTGCCAAGCTCGTACCACTTGCGAGGCGGGATACGGCTGCAATGTTCGCGGTGAATTTCAGTGTATTCCTGCTGGAATTTGTGAATGGCCCGAAGCAGCTGACACATCGGGCAGGTATTAAGGATGCCAGGGTCCTTGTAGCGGTATACTACAAGACGATATTTATCGTGTTCCTTGGTGGTCAGAACGACACCAAAATAGTTTTTTGCCATGATATCCTCCTCGTTTTAGTAGTTAGTACCATACTCCAGGGCGTAATCCGGACGCTGATATTCGACGACCGGCTTTTCCCAAGAGCAGATGGGTTCAGTATTGGCGCTCGGAAAATGAGAGCTGATTCCGTTGGTGGCAAGCAAAGCTGCCGTGCAATCCGCAATCTGTGCAAGAAGCTCAGGATTCCATCCAAAGGTGTCATCTCCGGTCAGCTGCTTGCACAGGACTTGTGCCGCTCGAAGAATTTCAGTGTCTTTGGATTCCTGCTGAATAGGTTTCGGTGCAGCAATTGTGACATTTCGTGCAATGACGTTTTTGGGCAATGGCTCATCGACCCATTTCCCCTCGTAAATCTCACGGGCATAGAAACCGTCTTTGTCGAATTCGTCAAGGCGAACCCAATGGTCGGCTTCCCAGGTCCTTTGAGCGATTCCGTCTGGATTGATAGTAACCATCACACGTTCATCGTGTGCGTTGTTTCCCCAATGGGTTTCAGAGTCATTGCCAAACTCCTGGATGAGAAGTTTCCTTGCAAGTTCTCCATCGGTCAGTGCAGCCAATTCTTTGATTCGTTTTGTGTTCATATTTTTCTCCTTTTTCTGTAAACAAAAAAGGCAGGCCCATCGTGGTGATGAGTCTGCCTAGTTGTATCAGTTTGTGAATTGTACGAGCGCTGAAATGCGCAGATGCTATCTATCGTACATTCACAATTTTACCGGCATCGCAAGCAGCGTCAAGCTGTAGCAGCGGCGTCAGCAGTTGCTTTTTTGGCTTCCGTGTATGCTTCGTAAGCCGCGTGATATTCACTCAGCTTAATCTGCGTAACGGTGTCTGGAACCTTGGTGCTGCGAGTTGCATATTCGCAGGAATAATATCCGTAGATATTTCCCTGCTCATCATCCCACAGCTCCGTAGTGATGCGGCCAGAACCGTTGAAGTCGGCCCACCAGAACTGGTTGGCAAGGAATTTCTTGCCGTTCACGTTCTTACAGACCTCATCTTCCCACAGGCAGTTCATGGGCGAACGCTGTTTGAAGATGACAAAACCGTGAGGGTCACGGCGTTTCATAACCTGAGATTCGTATTTGGCGAGCAGCTCCGGCTTCAAATCAACAGTCAGTCGGTCATTTAAAACATACGAGAGCTTCTCATCAGGGAAATATTTGTCGAAGAACTGCTTTGCAATTTCAATGAAATGCGCTTTTTCCTCCTTTGTCGCGAAATAATTCTTGTAGAAAGTGGTGCCGGGATTTACCTTAAATGCCATTTCAACCATTGCCATTACTCCTTTTCCATTTGGATAGTCCAGCCGTTCACATCGGAATAAACCGCATAGAGCAGCGTTGCGAAATTGTAGCCTCCGTCATACAGCGTATAGCGAAGGGAGATGTTCAGCGCAAGAGTCCGTTCCTTGACAATGCCCTCGCAATCGAGATAGCTGAACGTCTTTGTCGGATTGGTAAGCCATGCTTCACGTTCTTCATTGAACTTATCTTCATCGTATTCCACGATTTCCTTGAAATACGAATCGAACGTGACGAGCTTGACTGACGAGAAGACATCAGCCATCATTCCGCACTTTTCAATCAGTTCATCAGGCCATTCGACCTTGATGATTGCTGCGCCGTTGTCTTTCAGCTCTTTGTGAGGGCTGAGCGAAACGTTATAGCGCTCACTGAGAAAGCCGAACAGCCAGGACCAATCGATAGTTTTCAGGAAACTGGCAGCTTCCTTGGCGTCCATGAAAATTTTGATTTCTTTACGTGCCATGATATATCTCCTCACTATATTATTCGGTGCCGAATTTAGCCCACGCTTCTTCGACACTCATGTGATAAACCGCCTTAAACTGTTCTTTGAAATACGCATTGAACAATTCCCGGTGGTGAGGGCTCATGATGACTTCAAGAGTAAAGTCGGGGTCGTCAGTAGAACTGTTGCAGTAAGATACATAGGCATGAATGGTATCGTCCGGATGCCAGTCAATGTACATGTTAATCCAATCTGCATTTTCTTCTGAGTTCAAATCAAGGCCAAATGCTTTGTCTGCATCAAACCAGATAGGAACATAGACGTTAATCCAACCGTCGTAAATAACTTCCGCTTTGCCGTCGAGCACAAACCGCATCAGCTCAGCAAAGTTCTGCACCACAATCGAATCTTGAGTGCAGAGGTCATGAACCAACTCATTGTGAGTCATTATGAAATGCCTCCTTGTTATTTGTTTTTTTGGTTTTATTATTTTTTGAAACTGTCGAAGAACCGAATCATCTCGCGGTTTACACCGACTGCTGATTCGGATTCAGGATACAGTGCTGCAAAAGCATGAACGGTTTCCTTCTTGGAAACAAACCCGTAATCGTGGTGAACGCGCTCATTTTCGAGGCACTTCTTAAATCCGAAAGTCTGTTTCTTGAGAAAGTCCTTTTTCCCGGTGCAGATATAGCACGGGGGGATGAGTTTGGAATAGGTTTCAGGCTTGATGAACTCAGCATAACTGTGATTCTTCCAGCCCTTAGACATATAGTAGTTCTGAAGCAAACCTACCTGGCCCTTGTAGATGTAATACATACCGCTCTGCAGGCCCATCGCGTTGATGACGAGCTTCTTGGCTGCCTCGGGTACGTTCTCTTCCAGCTCGTCCTCTACCGGCTGCATCTTGACAGGATAGCGGAGAATAGAGCTTGCCATGCAGGCAAGGAATGCGCCAGCGCTGTCGGCAACTACAAAGACCTGATTCAAGTCACCAACGAAATCTTCAGCACGTTCAGCTACAGTAGCAAACGCATTGATGACATCAGTGATTTGGCCAAAGATGTTGGTTTCAGGGACCAGACGGTAATCCGGCACAAAGGTGAGATACCCTTCTTTGGCAAACCAGGTTGCCAGGTTCCGGTTCTGTTCTTTTCGGCCAGCAATCAAGCCGCCGCCATGGATATCGATGATAATCGGATGCTTTTCGGCATCGTTATCCGGGCGATAAACGTCCATGAAAAGATTCTGCTTGCCGCAAATACCAATCTCAGTGGCAGTTATGCCTTCATGAGGCATAGCAGGCTGAGACTTGATGATTTCTTCTACATGGGTGCGTTCTTTCTTGGTGGCGGCATTGATGAAATTCATGATAAAAACTTCCTTTCAAATTGATAAAAATAATAGCGGCCGCCAATCTATAAAAAATGAGATTAGTGGCCGCTTGGGTGTTATTGGAATTCAAATGTGTATTGGGTTCCTCGCTCGGTTTTGACGAAGATTCTGCTGCCTACAAAGCCAATGGCTTTTACCGTGCTGGTACGCAGAATGTCTTGCTGTTTTGGTGTCGTTGTTTTGAATACGAGAGGCTGTCCGCTTGACAGCTCAAGAGTTCCGACCCGTCCAATGAGCGGAAGAACTCTTGCGTTGAGACTCGTGGTGCTGTGAAGCACACAACTGCTGTTAATCCGCATCATTGTCCTCCTGATATGAACTGGTCAGATATCCACATCCGGGTACTGATTCAACACATGATTGAACCTGTTATCCAGATGTTCATCGTTTTCGTCCCGCTCGGGATAATTAAACTTTCCTTCCTCTTCTGCTGCATCCCCCAAGCGTTCCATGAGTGCAATGACGCTTTCGAGCCAGGCGGAAGCCTTGCCAAACGTGTCATCCTCTTTTCTCTTGGCATAGAGCATGTCAGAGACTTCTTCGAGAGCCATTTTCTGCTGGTACAAAGTATTCCAGTTGATGTGCTCTACAGCGGAACGCAGGGGAGTTAAGTGTTCTGTTTCTGTTACAGTGTTCGTTACGGTCATCTTTTTATTTCTCCTTGTAGTGTTTAGTTACGATAAACGTCAGCAAAGCACCGCAAAATTCCAACAAAAAAAGCAGACCTCCAAACGGATAGTCTGCTTCTCAGAATTGTGAAATTATAGCGTATGTGTGCTGTTATCTATCATACAATTTTTATTGTATGCGTTTCGCACGAATACGCAATAACTATTTTTTAGAATTAAGAATCGGAATTTTCCGAACTGCCGCTGTTATCATCGGAACTGGACTCAGCGTTTTCGTCCGCAGTGGAATTGTCACCAGATTCAGCGTCGGTGTTTTCTTCCGCGCTTGTATCCTGTTCGACAGTCGAATCACTGTTGACTGATGCGTATGTACCAGTCAAGATGACGGGCGCTTCACCATAACCCAGATAACCGCTAATCAGGCTGCCGGAATTCTCAACCAGGTACTTGGTTTCCGTCATGTTCGGGAACAGATAGACATCTCGAATGGCAGTGCCTTTTACATCGGCGCTGTCAAAGGTATCATTGCATGCTGCGACAACACTATAGCCGTCATAGTTCCAAACCAGATAGAAGTTCTTGTCGCCAATTTCGACATCATAGTGCGCATCTCGGAAATCCTCGAAAGTACGGTACTGCTTGCTGGAATCGAAAGCGACAGAATCGTTGTTCGTCCAATAAAGCCCGGACGGATTGCCAAACAAGCCATACAGGAAGTTGAACTGCTCTTTCGGTTCTCCGTCAGTTGGATAGCCGTCGAATTTGTCCGGAGTGACAGACGAATAATAGAGGCCGTCAAGGAACGCATCGCCGATATTGATGCCATCATCATTGGCTGCACGACCGTCCAGCATCAAGGTCAGTGAACCGCCGTTATATCCAATCGGATAATAGTCGCAGCCATCTTCTTTGCTGGCAGTGTGAATTGAGAAATCGCTGATTTCCTTTTCTACGCCTTCGCCTGTAGATTCGGCATTGATTTCACCAATGACTGTATCGCCGTTTTCGAGTTCGTTCAGTTTCAGATATCCCTTTACAGGCAAATCTCGGACATCCTGTAATGCAACGTCCGTGATATCCAGCGTTTTGCCGGTATCAACACTTCGCAGCGAATAGAACTTGCTGCCGTCATCGTAAGACAAAGGACTCTGCCCCATCGGAATACCGTCCGGCCAGGTAGTGTCAGGATTGTCCAGCGTGCCGGGCGTGAAATCCGGGAGATTCGACAACAAAGACCAGGCATTGATGGGTTCCGGGGTCGGTTCTGCTGTCGGTTCCGGCGTTGCTGTGACGGCAGCCTGTGCTGCTTCGGCACTTGCCGCTGCGGCCGCCTGGTCTTTCCGTTCCTGAACCACAGCTGTGGCGCAGCCGGAAAGTGTCACGGCGAGTGCCATAGCAGCTGCGGTGATATTGATAATCTTTTTACTCATGCGCGTTTTGCCTCCTTATGTTTGCGGTTTTGCGGCTATTGAAGATTTTTCGTGGTTTTATTACTTTTAATTCATACTACACAAACAATATGCCAGAATTTTTTGCAACAAATTTGCATTTACTCGCCGTTATTGAGTTTGCGTTAGAGTCTTTGTATGTTGTTGCTTTTCCGTCTTTAGAGCCAGCTATTCCTTGCATTATATGAACATGCTTTCCAACAAGAAATATGCTTCCTGGATAGTTACGGTTCATGTTTCTGTATGTTGGATGGTGCTCTTTAACTTTAAGCTTGCAAACATCATTCGGATGCTCTTTGCGAAATTCTTCTAGGCTGGCAGCTTCTTGTTCCGTTGCTTTATGCCGATTTATAGCAACCGCCTTATCATTGAGCGTGTACACGCGGTTCATATTTTCATTGTTTAACGCTCTTCTAGCATGGCGGCGAAACTGTTTCAGCTCATACGGCATATGATTGTTGATATTGCTATCACAAACATCACTCGGCAAAACAGAACAAGCAATGCAGTAAGCATCGAGCCAATGGTCTTTACTTACACCGTGCGTTGCACGATAGTCATGGGTGCTCTTTCCTGCTGTCACAAAAAAGTGTTTTGGAAATAGCACACTCAATTTATTCGTCAGTGCCGGAATGATTTGATTCAATACACTCAAAGCGCCGTACTTTTTGTTAAGTCCAACTTTTTCTTCGGCAAGTTTCTTTTGCCAGGCAGCATCTTTATGAACAAGGTTATGATGCTCCGCGCATAGACCAACGATATTGGCAATGGTGTTGCTGCCATTCTCGGATTGCGGCACTACATGGTGGTAATGGTCGATGGGTTTATCACAGAACAGGCAATGGTGTTCCTGCATTTCAGAAACAGCATTTTCAAGACTCCCTTTTTGGTAGAGTGGGCCTTGTTGGTACTGCCATTTCTGAATGTCAGGATTATCAAGCCGCATGAACGCAAATTTGTTTACTTCAAGCACAACATCACTGATAGGAAGGAACTTTTGAATTTTTCTCACCATATTGATGTGTGTTTGGAGCAACTGATTCGCGGTAGGCGTAAGCCATCCTTCCGGTCTTGTGCGATTGGTGTACTTTGCTTCTTTGTTTTTAATACCAATGCAGAGTACATCTTTCTTATAACCCGGAAGGCGACGTTTGATGATGCCAATTTCTTTTGCACGTTTGCTAGGATTCTTACTTTGAGCAGTATCTTGCTTCACGCACTTCTTAGAAATGGTGCCATTTGCCTTAGCTCTCCGCTGACGGCGACAACGTCTGCCGTTTGTGCGTCTTGCACGGCGGGCTTTTTTACGGTCTTGCATCAATTTTGGAACCTCTTTGTTGCGAGTTTCCAGATGTGCCGTAAAGACTGCCGTTCCATTTGCTTTAACAACGGCAACGCCGATATTGGTTCTACCAGGGTCAATGCCTAAATATAGGGGCTGCACTACATCATTGGTTTCATACAGCAGTTGGATGGTAAACGGTTTTGCTCTTACGACTCGTGCTTTCTGCTCTTTAAGCAGGTGGCGCACATGTCCGCCGCGAGTCGTAGGCATCAAAGGTTTACCGTCTTTGTTAAGTACATAAACAGTGGACATATTCGCCACCTCCTTTACGATAAATCTCTCCTGCCGAAGCAGGAGGTTGTGTTTCCCTTGGCTAGATGACGCCTTCGCATGGTTGCAAGCTGGGAAAACCGTACAAGTGCAGCTCGTCATCTTGATGTACAAAAGTACATCCGCCTGTGATATTGAAGGAACTTAGTGGGATGGGGTCATTCCACTAAAATTCTTCAATACCCCTAATGCCGAGGAGTGAGAGACCCACCATGCCGATAAGCAAAGTGAGGAGTCCAAGTCCAAAAGCAAAGGCAATATATTGAATTACGTCGATGAGTTTAAGCCATTTTGCGACTGCAGCGCCTAAAACAATCAACAGGCCAAAGCAGCCGGTCAGATAAATGAGCAAGCCAAACTGTGCAGTTCTACTGAAAATCGATTCGAGTGTTTTCATGAGAAACTCCTTTCTACAAATTTCATGGTATGCAATTCGCAAGAACCTGCAATAGGAAAACAAAAAAAGCTGCCCAGCCGAAGCTGGACAGCTTGTGTGTTGTAGTATTTTAGCGTCTGTTGTCTCTCTCTTGTCTCCTGCGTTCGCGCTCCTCATACTCTTTTTTCTGATACTTGAGTCGTTCATTCAGCAGGAAGGAGTTTTCATCGCGAGTCATTTGCAGTTTTACCTCGTACCAGCAGCCGTAAAGAAAGGCTGCCAGAATGCAGAAGCCAACGATTTTGACTAAGAGGTTGAAAAGAACGTTCACAATAACCGGGAAAATATAGCCGATGGCTTTGGCGATAAGCAGGATGAGCCCACCGAAGACAACGATTTTTGCGATTGTCTGAACAACGGGCGGGAAATCGCCCAGGACTTTGGAAATGGTATCGTTAATTTTGGTGATGATATTAGTGTTTTTGCCACCGTTGTTATTATTTTCTGCCATGTCGGTTCCTCCTTTTTGTGCCAATTATAGCATATATCGGTACAAAACGCTACACCCCACATGAGGAATCTTGATGTTTAAGCAATAGCTCAACAAAAAAATGCCGCCACCCTTTCGGATGACGGCAAGTGATGTTATTTCTTCACGGGGATATTCTGGTCAAGAATAACATCGAAGTTGTAGTGCGGCATCTTAGATGCATCACCACCAGCAGCTTCGAGGGTCATGTAGAAGTCCTCGTCATTCATAGCCTGCACGAGAGTGTTCATCTCGTCGCAGGTATGTTTGAGCATAGGACCGCGCTTATTGCAGAACATCACAGCCGAAACAGGCTGAATGCCCTGTGCAACCATGCCATCCCAATGAGTCCGCAGCTCGGTTACAGACTTCAAAGTAGCAACGCCGCTCATGAAGTCATAAATCTTGCAGTGGGACTCGTCGATATGTTCCAGAACGTCGATACGAGTCCGGTTTGCGTACAGAGGGAACTGGAGTTCAACTTCATTCCCGGTGTCTGCAACCAGCCGATTTGCAAAATCCTGCGCATATTTCTCAAGAGTGAGAGGCTCGCTTTCGAGAGGCTTCACGTTTTCGGCAATAGCGTCGAAAATTTTACGCCATCCCTTGTCGCTCAGGTCGATATCCGACTTGTTGGCGAGGGTATTCAAGAACCCACGCGGCAGACCGGAAATATCAACAGCAACAACGCCGGTGAAAGCGTTGAAGGCCGGGTGACGAGCCTTGTCCCAGATGGTATCAAACTGAGCGGTGGCGATAACACGCTCGCCGAGCTGGATATCCAAGCCCTGCGTAAGCATGTTGTTCTGGTAGAAATGCTTCAAGTCATAGCCACCAGTAACAACACCTTTGGTCGCATCCGTATCCAGCTGACCACACTCAACCTTGACAGGAATCTCGTACCCATCATAGTCAACAGTGAAGTTTTTTTCCTTCTGCTTCTCCTTATACGGCTGGAAAATGGGCTTGACGAGCACATCGCACGTCTTGCCATTCGCCATATGGAAATCAGGAATCAGGATACGGGCGGGAGCAACGCCGGTAGCGTCAGGTGCCAAGTAATTGCGGTACTTGACACCAAAGTGCTCAGCCAGGCAGGTACGCAGCACGTTCAGGCTGGTGACCCGGCTCTCAGCGCAGCTGCCGTTCTTGGTCAGCATGGTGCTGGCGGTAGCCTTGTCCATCTCCACATAGATGATGGTAGAAGGAGCGCCAAGAGCCTTAAACTGCTCACGCATAACGACATCTGCCATAGGAATTTCTTCCTGCTCGGACATCGTCATGGTCGTGGCGAACGGGCCGTCAACGCGGTGATAGCTGTCCTCTCCAGGCTGCTTGGAAGCGATGAACCAGGGATACTTGTTGCGGGTGGCAACCAAAATGAAATTATTCAGGCCAACGCCATGGATGCACAGCGGGCCCTCATTGCTGTGGCCGTTGCCAAACTGTAGGTTTTCCGGCAGCTTTTCCTTAGACATACCATTGCCCCAGTCGGCAATAACCACACCGATTAGGTTTTTGGCATGGCCTTTCACAATCGCGACCAAGATGTTAATGGCATCTTTGCAATTAGAGATGGCATTATCAACCGGTTCACAAGCGGCATCGCTCATGGGTAACTTCTGGCGCGAAATAGCGTCAAAGTAATGGTTGGTGATGCCGACGTTGAAAGTGACGTTGTTATTCTTCTTAGCCATAATATAACCCCGTAACGTGGGGCTGCCGTGCTGCTCTCGAATTTATCTCCACAGCAATGTGAGCCCCATATATCGGGGATGTTATTATTCTTTTTTGTTGTTTGTTTTGCAGGAGCCGCTGGCGATATCAGAAATCGCTTCTTTGACAGCTCCGAAAACGTCAGCTGATTTCAGAAAGTCTTCGGCCAATCCTTTGATGTGGCTGTAGTTTTTGAAGACTTTCTTCACAATAAATGCGCCAACGATTGATACTACTGCCAAAAGCAGCAGAGCTTTCGCGGCCTCGGTCAGTTTCACTTGCTCCAGCAGGAGCGCGAGTATCACACCATCTTTGCTCAGCTAGGTCTTAATTAGACTGTGAACGAATGAACCATAGCTAACTGCAAATTGCTTAGCTTTGGTTTCGTGGTTGCTGATAATGGTGTCTACTCGCTAAATTATGTTTCGAATCATGGTAATGTCCTCCTTAAAGGTTTGTAATTGTTATACGGTATATATAAATACGCTCTTAACGCGGCGTTCGCGTGCAGGAACATTTATATAAACACATTGACGCAGTGTATACGTGCCATGCTGATTAGCATGACAATTCTATGTAATCAGCCTTTCCTTCGGCTGTCAGAAGTCCACATTCCGTGGGATAAATCTATATAAAACGCAGAAAATCTGCGGGAATCCTCAAAAAGAAAAAGGACAGAAACCCAATATGGGCATCTGTCCTTCTTCCAGGAGGTATATGAACTATGGCAAATCAATGATATCTCTGTTACATTATCTATTTTATGGGTGTCGCACACGCCGTCAAGAAGCTGTATAAACTTTTTTGAAAAAAGTTTGCACGCGTGTTAGTGGCTTTTTAGAATGTTACAACATCGTGCAAAGTCGTGCAACATTGTGTTTAGTTCTCCGATACAGAGCAAACAAAAGATACTGTACCACTCCAATCACCTGGAGTCAGATTTGCTTTCACCGTATAGTTTGAGGTGATACTAGCCAAGGCATCGTCACGTTTCCACGTTGTTTTGGGTGTTTCCACGCTCGCAAGCACATCCGCCGCCTTGTTGCTTTTCATGGTGGGAGGCGTTGTGCTGACATTGACTTCCTGCGATAGGCCGATGTCGCCTTTCACCATTACGGGCAAAGTCGCTGTCTTTTCACCGCTGCCAGCATTCCCGCCTAAAGTTACGCTCTCAGGCACAATGAGCGAATACAGCGTGGGTACATATGCCTCAACCGTTGTGGAGGCGGGTGTCACACCGTTTACAACGGAATTATACGAGTCCTCGATAAAATACGGGTAGAGGTCAACGGTCACATTGCTCTGCTCAAGCTGAGCATCCACGCCGAGATATTTTGCCACGGTTTTTCCAGTTGCGCTTGCTGCGAGCTCCTCGCTCCAGTTTGTGTCCACCACCATCACGGAACTGTCTTTGGACCCAACTTTCCAGCGATTGCTGGCTTTGTATCCTGCTTTTGTGAAGCGGCCGACATCCAGAATACCGTACTCTGCATGGGTATACGCTGTGTCATAGGCGGTAGATTCCGATTCAACGATGTCAAGGTTCGTACAGCTGTTGACTGCATGTGTGCAATAGGAATGCCATGTCTGAGCATCGTCGTTGTGATAGTTAATAGTGATGGTATAGGCAGTCCAATGAGCATATACAATGGTATCGCTGCTGCCCATGACCGTGGATTCAGATACTTTATTTCCGCCATCCGATGCGGTATACCACCCAAGAAACTCATAGCCTTTTCGACTCGGAACAGGAAGCGTACCATATTTATGCGATTCGGGAATATCGATGGACGATTCAGAGATGAAATAGGAGTCGTCTGTGCAGTTTGGGTTAAAGGTTAGGGTGTGTTGAGTTATAGTTTCGACAGCAGCATTCTGAGTTGTGAAGCTCTCGGCATATACTGTAGCTGGCATTGCGGCGCAAACAACAAATGCACAAAAAATTAAGAATTTGAGCTTTTTGAGCATCGACGACATGCTCCTTTCGTATGTTCGTACTTTTATTATCGGGGAATCGCAAATAAAGTCAAAAAGAAAAAGCCGCTCACCCTGTGAAGGGCAAGCGGCAAGAGGTTAAGATTTGATGTACAAGGACGTTCCCTTAAACGGATTCAAGAGACCGGGCTTATACTTAGTGTGGACATACTCTGCGATTTCAGCGTCCGGCATGGCGCTCAAGACATCAAGCCAACATTCAGCATTGATTGCCATGAGGCCACCCATGCCAAGAGCATTTTCACAGCGTTTGATGTCAGAGGCAAATGCGTCGTGAAAGTCACAGGACTCCGCAGCTTTTACGATGCGGTCGAAGTCATACATACCACAAGACCTCCTTACTGGCACATGGCCTTGAGGTCGTCCTCACTCAGAACGGGTACGCCCAGCGAATTTGCCTTATCCAGCTTGGAACCGGCAGCTTCACCGGCAACGAGATAGCTCGTCTTCTTGGAGACACTTCCGGAGACTTTGCCGCCATGCGCTTCGATATAAGTCTTGGCTTCATCGCGGCTCATGGAAGGCAGTGTACCGGTAATAACGAATGTCTTGCCAGCGAGCGGTGCAGACTCATCATTGGCACCTGCCGGAGCATGGTAGTCAAGATTGACACCGGCATCATGCAAGGTATTGACTTCCTGCGTAAATTCAGCGCTGGAAAGCATCGCATCGAGCGCAGCATAGATAGCATCAGAAAAGCCGGGAATGTTGTACTCCTTGATGGTATCTACATTGAGCGTGGACAGTGTCAGAAGGTTGCCGTTCGTAGCCTTGCATTGAGTAAACAGCGCACGAGCAACATGACCGCCGATGAGACGGTAGCCAAGGCCCTTGAGGACGCGGTCGGCATTCTGCTCCTTGGACTTTTCGATGGCAGCAAGAACCTTCTTGGCAATCTTCGCGCCATACATGTTGGTCAGTTCACCTTCCTCCTCATAGAGCCAGTACAGGTCAACGGGGTTCTCAATGAACCGGCTGTCAACCAAGTCCTGAATCATCTGAGGGCCAAGTCCCTTGATGTCCATGCAGGGCTTCGAGGCAAAGTGGATAACGCGATTCACAGTCTTTGCCGGGCAAGCGTCATTGGTGCAGTAGAGGTCCACAGAACCGTTGACCGGTGCGATAGGCGCACCGCAAACGGGGCAGACCTGTTTTGCCATGTCATAAGGCACAGCGTCTGCAGGACGCTTTTCCAACTCCACCATTGTGATTTTCGGGATGATGTCGCCAGACTTATGCAGGACAATCGTGTCACCGATACGGATATCCAAAGTCTTGATGAAGTTGGCGTTGTTGAGCGTTGCACGCTCCACACGTGTACCAGCAAGCTGGATAGGGTCAAAGACAGCAACAGGAGTGACGCGGCCGGTACGACCCGTCTGCAGCTGGATGTTGCGCAAGACAGTTCCCTTTTCCTCTGCGGGATACTTGTATGCAATAGCCCATTTCGGGGTTTTGGTGCGCTCGCCCATCTTCTGGCGAATGCTCAGTTCATCGACTTTGATGACTGCGCCGTCAATCGGGTAATCGATATCATAGCGTTTTTCCTCAATGTCGTGAATGGCTGCCAAGATGCTATCAATGTCATTGCAATGAGCGTAATAGGTGGTCTTAAAACCGCAGATGTCACGCAGATAGTTCAGCTGGTCACAATGATACGGGCTGAACTGTGCTGCATCACCATTGTTGACGCTCTGAACATTGAAAACGAACACCTGCAGATTGCGTTCCCGTGCAATAGACGGGTCAGCCTGACGCAGAGAGCCAGCAGCGCAGTTGCGGGGATTCGCAAAGAGCTTCTTCCCTGCTTCCGCCTGCTTTGCATTGGCTGCTTCAAAGTCCTTTTCCGACATATAGCACTCGCCACGGAGTTCGATTTTGCCGATACCCTTGGGCAGCTCGATGCTGCGAGGCAGGCAAGTGAGGGTTGCGACATTGGCGGTCACATCCTCACCGACATGGCCGTCACCGCGCGTCGAAGCCTGGGTCAAATAGGCAAGACCATCGTCAGAACGTTCGTAGACAAGAGACAAGCTCAGACCGTCGATTTTGCGCTCCACAGAGAAGGTCACATCGGAGTATTCAGCTTTCACCGAATCCACAAAGCTGCGGACCTCATCATCGGAAAACACATCAAGCAGAGAAAGCATCGGTACACGGTGTTCAACCGGAATACCGAGAACACGCTTGCCGCCAACAACCTGTGTAGGGCTGTCAGCGGTCACGAACTCAGGATGTGCCGCTTCGATATCACGAATCTCGTGCATCACGGAATCGTATTCCTCATCCGTTACAACCGGAGCATCCTGCTCATAGTAGGCGGCACTCCATTCTTTGGCTTTGGTGCAGAGATTATTATAATGTTCCTTGATGGAAGAAATAGACATGTTGTTAGACATAACATTTTACCTCACATATGTATTGTTTTGTTTTTTTTGTGAACCTCCCCACCTAAGCCTTACGGCTATAGACGGGGCGTGCGCTCTTCATAGTTCATCAAATGGTAATGGTTTGAGATTCCGTTGTGGCCTGGCTGACATCTTCAATACCATCCACGAAAACTGTTGTTCTGATAAGGATACGGAAAGGGACGCCCTTTTGCCAGGTGGTGTTTGCACGGAGTTCATCCACCAGGCCAATCAGTGCCTGCATCTTGAGCATTTCGATGGTATAGCGAGTCGGAATCATGGTTCGGGTCGTCTCGAGATAAAAATGCCGATTTTTCTCATTGTATCCGAGAGAATCGTTCGTAACATCCATTTTTGCAACAACGGTCTAGTCGCTCTGCGGGACATCGTTGAACGGCGTGAGAGAATCATTGAGAATCTGCATGCGAGCGTCGAACTCTTTGATGATGCGAGCCTTCTCTTTCTCATAAATCTCGTCTGCCTGTCGAACCTGCTCCCGATAACACTTCACGCACTTTTCTTTCGTGTAGAAGATGTTGACGGAAGTGCCGGAGCAGCAGCGATACCCGGTGTTGTCCAATGGGGCAATGACGGTTGAAGAAATCTTACCCCGATTTACCGGCCGAAAATAGACCGGAGAATAATAGATGGTTTTGCTCGTTTCTTTTGCGTCCGTTACAACAACCGGGGTAGGCTTGATGTTACGAATCGGCTTTTTGGTCGGGTCTGCATTTGCGCGATAATCGCAAATCCAAGCCATTTTGCCGATGACGTTTTCAAGACCTTCGGCGTAATCGTACATACCGAGGTCGTTTGTCTGGCGTGGAGGATAATTTTCTCCGGAGCCTTTAATCATCAGCTTGACGCCGTTTTCTGTGAGATATTCGTTTAATTTCATATTTTTTCCTTTCTGTGATTTGTGGTTGAGTTCAGCGGGCGTTTGTAAGTACGGCAACAACCAGCTCCTCGTAGTCTTCGATGGCACAGTAGATGTCAGCGAAACCATAGGCGTGGCCACGGTCGTAGGCTTTTTGCCAGAGGATGGTTGCAGCCTTTTTGGAAATGCTGCGTTTCGTTTCGGCTTTGATGTCTTCCTGAATTTGAAGTTCGATAGCTTCCGAGATGTGTTCGATTTCTGCATTCTGCGCCTTCTTCAGCCGAGAGCATTCTGCATCCCAAGCTTTCTGTCGGCGAACGACCTCTTCCCTGTTCCAGCGCACCGATTTCTCTTCGTCGATGATTTCACCGTCTTTCTGGCGTTTAGAGTTGGGCCTTGTTGGTCTTTTCCAAGCAGTTTCGAGTCGGTTGCCAAGATTTGTCCATACGTTATCCATAGTTAAACTCCTTTTTTGTACGCAAAAAGGCGAACCTCCCGGTGTGGGAAGTCCGCCCAAAAGCGAAGTGTGAATTGTACGAGCACACAGTGTGCTTAGTAGATGGTATCTATCGTACAAGCTAAATTATACGGGTCTCGCACGAAAGCGCAAGATTATTCATTCATTGCTACAGTCACCAAACAGCAAATTATATGCTTTTTCGATTTCAGAATCAGACATGGCCTTCCCTTTTTCTTCAATGCTGTGCAGAATTAGAGTCTTGTCGCTCTCCTCATCCGGCACGAAGCCAAGAATCACATCCAGCTTGTTGTGATTCTCGTCCTGTGCAAGATACTCTTTGATTTCGGACCACTGCGCATCACGCTGGTTCAGAGCGTCAACGTTCTGGACACAGAACGGGTACTCACTTTGCGGCATAGCACCGGAAAGGTATTTGGTATCGTCGCAATACATCTTGATAAGCCGGACAATATAGTTCCGCTCTGCTTTGGTTCTTGCAGTCAGAATGTTGCTTGCGCTCTGGTACTTGTAGTTATCCCCAACAGCTTCCAACGACTCTGCAATCTGTCGAAAACTCAGCATTTCGTTTGTGGCCTTGTCATGCTGCGACACGGTGGAAGCGTAGTATCCTTGTTCCGTTTCGTTTGCTTCTACCACGGCAGCGAGATTCGAGTCAATATGGATGAGCCGTTCACTGTTATCCCCTTGCGCACGAATTGTGTTGTTCACTTTCGCAATCCAACTGTCAGTTTCCGTAGCATCATCGCCCGCATAGAGGTAGGTTACAATATCCGGGTTAGTAGGGTTCGGAAGCTCCGCACAAGCCAAGGTCAGATTCCGTCCGTATTCTTTTGCCTGGAGATACATGTTCGGATAATCGTCTTGTATTGTCTGAGCGATTGCCTCAACCTCTGCCTCGTCTTTTTCAATGACAAGGCCGACAGTGGCTACCTGCTCTTCAATGTTGAGCTGCTTCAAAATATCCTCGAGGTCGAATACAATAGCTTCTTTGTTGTTTGTATAGAATCGGATTTTCATAGATTTTCCTCCTGGCAACAATAAAAATGGCAGGCCCTCGGTTGGAAGGTCTGCCAAAAAACAGTTTGAGAATTGCAAAAAGGTCATTGTGCGGCTTTGACAGCTGCGTTTATCATTGTGTAGGCAATATCCAGGAGTCGAAACGCAAGAACTCCAAAAGATAATGCTACCAGCAAAAAGCAAAACACAAATTTTTGTTTGTTCTCACCCTGGAAATAGTACATTCCAAAGCAGGACGCGATGAGAACGCAGAGAAACACAACGACCCAAATAATATCAGCCATTGTCCTGATTTTGATTCTGCTGAGTCGGCGGGGTCTTGACTTCAGCAGGAGCATTCGGAGTCTGATACTGAACATTCTGGCTCGGCTCTTTGGGAGTTTCGGGGGCCTGGTACTGAACAGTACTGGGGTTGTTCTGCTGTTCGGCTTTCTTTTCCTCATATTTGGTCTTGAGCTGAGAATAGGAATAGCCATCCTGCGGGATACCGTGATACTCATAATGGCCGAAAGCAAGAATCATGTTGAACACCGGATTCAGAAGGCAAAGACCAATCGTGAAACCAATACCTTCACCGAACGCAACAGCTTTCTTGTAGTTGGTAATAGCACCGATGATGAGAGCAACAACCAGGAACAGATTGCCGAGCAGCGGGATGCCAGACAAAAGGCTCAGCACGACCGGAATCAGAAACAACCAGCCGTTCCCCCAGTAAATGTTGAATTCGATGTAGTTGCTGTAGAACGGGACGATGGATGCCCAGCCAGGCTGCCCGGCCTTCTCAAAAATTTTCCAATTGGCGACGATTTTGAGCACAAAATACGCTATCACCAGAAGAATCATCGTATAGAGCATACCGCCCAAAAGATTCAATGCGCTGTAAGAATTATACATTTTATATCCTCCTCTTCCGGCATATGAAGCCGGTTTATTCCTTCGTTTCGTTTTTTAGCTGCCGCTGCCGTTCTGCAAGTTCTTTGCCGCGTCTGACCAGTTCCGCATATTGCTCTTCAGTCAACTTGCGAGGCGGCTTGATTTTGACCCATTTCTTGGGCATATCTGCCTCCATACACCAGTCCTCATCCCGCGTGATTTTAACAGCATCAGGGTACTCTTTGGCAAGCTCTTTTAGCTGTTCCATACGAGCTTTGTTGCAGGTGTAGTAGGATGCTTTCTTCTCCGCATCATTGAATGTGATGATGGTTTCGCGTTCCCAGGGTCCATCAGATGCCTGCGTGGCCACTTTTTTATCGGGCATGATTTTTCTCACCTCAATCGAATAAAATTGCCGACATAGCAGGGCCTTCGCAGATATACCCGCTCGCCTCGGCCCATTTCGGCGTCATGAGCTTGCCATTTGTTTTCACAAGCACCATCTTCCGAGCAGAGGTATTCAGGAATTCCGCCGGAGCCCAGTTATTTCGCACAACGACGATAGCATTGTCGTCCGCGTTCTCAAGCATATGCTTCAGCTCTTTTACCGTCACCGTGTCACCTTCCGTTCAACACATCATCCAGTGCCTGCAAGAAAACTCTGGATTCCTCATTGATTCCGCCGCGACACAGAACTTTCGCAATATCATCAAATCCTACCAAGTACATATTTTCTTCACCCATGTACCCTTGCGGCCAGGGAACCGCATAGTAGTTATGCGGAAAAGAACTTGTGTCATAGCCGACCACAATATATTTCTGGTCTGCAACATTTTTCACCGTCAGGATAGTCCCAAGCGGTAATGCGTCTTTCATGGAATGAGTAGTTGCAGGCATGATTCTCTGAATTTTCAAAACAGCACCTCCCTAATTTTCATTTTATGAGACTCGCACATTTGTGCAACAAAACTAAAAAACAAAAAAGCGGCCGCTCCAAAAGGAACGACCGCAAAGATACGAGTCAGATGTTATTCGCTGTGTTTATGCCTCCTTCTTATCAGCGTCCAGAATCTTCTTCAGAACGTCGTTGAACAAGTCGTCGTGGAATTGACCAGTTTCTTCATCTGCTTCCGGAGATGTGAAAGCACCGTCTTCTTCAGCTGCATCCTGTACAGCATCGAAGACACCGACTGCGCCCCAAAGCTCATCGGCCAGATGGTCATAGCCGAGGTCCTTTACTTTTGCCGAGAGGTCAATCAGCAGCATTTTCTGCCGAAAGAACTTGTTCATATCCAGGCCGATGTAGGGTTTTGCTGCGGTATTGTTTTTCTGAGACTTTACTTTGAAAATACCCCAGTCAAAATTGCTGTCTGCGCCGTACATATACCCGGATGCGAGGCAGAAGCCTTCAGCAGCACTGTCCTCAACGTTGATACCGACTTCATAATCGCTGCCGGAATCTTCATCCAGGTTAATCGCAGAGCCTGCTGCCTTTTCGTACTCTGCCTCAATGTCAGTTTTCATGGCTGCCAGTAGAGCGTTGAAATCGGTATTCTGGGAAAGCAAGTTCATGCTTTCACCTTCCTGGTTTTTAATGAGAATGTACATAGTATTTACCTCCTAACAATCAAATTATGCTATCAGACAATTTGTCGATAGCTGTCGTGATGGCTTCGTTTTCCATCTGAGCAATACGCTCAGACAGATGAGACCAGTCGATGGCATCATAGACACGCTTGACAAACGCATCATAGGTGCCACCGGCCTTCATCATTTCAATTTCAGACTCATAGCAGCCGGACTCCTCAAGTATGAACTTGATATCGTCGGTTGGGTTGATTTGTATTGTTGCTTCGTACTCATTCATTTGGATTACGTCCTTTCTTTTATATTATACGCAAAAAGGCGAACCGCCCAAACGGGAAGTTCGCCTAAAGCGCATTGTTAAGTGTGCGAAGGGCAGGATGCCTTTTCGATATCTGTTATCTATCGTACATTTTTGATTATAGGCCGTTCGCATAAATCCGCAACAAAAAACCGCCACCCAAATGGGCAACGGTAATGAAAAATTAAATTTCAGCGCAGAACATCGCGAGTTTCTGCCACAGCAAATAGGTGCTGTATCTCATGCGTACCTTTTCAGGAACACCAGTAACCAAACACCATTTGTGAGCAGCGGCTTTGATGCGGGGAATCTGCCTCTGTTCGGCTTCGGTAAACGTCTTGCTGTATAGTCTGCGACGGCGTCCGGAATTCCAAAAGGCTCCTTCCATCGTTTCGCAAATCAGAGCGTACGCCAAATAGCTTTGGGCTTCTTCGTGAGTCAATGTAACCATCGTTTTCATGGCTGTCACCCTGCCTTTCTCTCATTGCGAGCCATATGCAGCGCATAATCAAGCGCGTCAGGGTCATCGGCCAAGAATTTCGTTTTCTGAAGTGTACCAAGCTTGGGATGCTTCAGAATCGTATAGTTGCCATTGTTCTGGACAAGGGAACCTTTATCATAGACAAGCTCGACCTTTTCGGCAGGTACTGCGTAACGGCGAATGCGGTCACATTCATCCGCATAGTTGATGGGAGTGATATAGCCAACTGGCTTTTGTCCTTTCATCCCTGTCACAGTGACCAGAAAAGCCTTAATGGTCCGGGCTTCTTCCTCTTCCTGCTCATCATAGTATTTGAACGTGATGAACATGGGAGTATCTTTCTTGTACGCATCTTCCTCAGGGCAGAGATACGTTCCACAAGAGCGGCAGAACCAGAGCATCGATACGGGCTTTCCAGTTTCCTGCGCTTCTTTTGCATAGCGCTTGAAAATCTTTATGTCCAGCTTGAAATCCTCGGTGTAATGCTTCACCGTGCTTTTCACGATGAGTTTCAGGAAATCACAGATGGAAATAGCGGTCATAGTCATATTGGAAGTCATAATAAAATCTCCTTTTTAGTCAACCATAACTTTAGAAATATTCATGTCATAGCGGTTAAATTTAGAAATATAGTCAAAAATGGTATTTACTTGAGCTTTTGTTGCGGTTTTGGTCTCATCCATATCGAGGAATGTATTGCCCATCGAAGGATTACGAATGGCAATCCAACCGCGTTTATATAGGAAATCGAGACCCTTGCCGCTCCAGTCATACGCCATATTGAGAACTTCATGGTCAGAAAGACCAAACGCTTCTCGATTGCGCATGATGATGCGGCCAGCCAGGGCAGCGTGCTCGCCAAACTCGCAGGCATACCAGGTGCCATCGGGAGCAATCAGACCATATTCGGTCAGCTGATGCTGAATGGGTCTATCACTGATATAGCTGTTGTACAGTCGCTGACGGCGTTCAACGGATGTGCCTTTCATGTTTGCTTCAATCCAAAAGGCAAGCTTGGTCCAAAAATCGGTTTTGTAGAATTCCGGGTTGGATTCCTGCTCAGGAAGCGGTTCGCCATTGAATTTTGCAACAAGGTCTGGGTGGGTAAAAAGCCATGCACCGTTGTTGAATGCATCAGAATAACCCGTTTTCCCATAGAGGAAGCACTTGATACCGTCATAGCTGCAATCGATATAATGATGTTTTGCATTGGTGCAGAGCGTTTCATAGCTATCAGTCATAGCAAAGCGGTCAACATAATTGAGCGGATGTGCAATCATATCCTCACGAATTTGATTGACCAGCATCTTGTGTTGAAGCTCCTCAACCTTCTGCCCGAGGGAACGAACACGAACATTGTCATCGACAAGTTCAAACTCATTGACACCAACAAGTTTTTTCCGGCCTTCGATAATGTCCTGGCAAACATGCCTTTTTTCTTCCTCGTTGCCACCCATCATGCAGGAGAGCAGCAGCTCCTCACACTTTTTATACGGCTTGTCCATGTTCCAGAACCAGTCACGTGCAATGGCGGTGAGGAACTCACCATCCATACTGAAATGTAGTTGTTCACCCATGTTGGGTAACCTCCCCAATTGTTATGTGTTGTTCTCGACAAAGTCTTCGCATTCCTCGCTGGTCAAAACCACGCCGAAATAGGCAACACGCTTGACGGTGGTTTCCCACACGCGAACGGTGCGTGCCATTGGCTGAACGACCCAGGAATGACAGCGCCAGAGCCCGTCTTCGGAAAGAGCATACCCCGTTGCAATAAAGCACCGGTCTTTGTTTTTATACCAAAGCCGTGCAGAATTGTAATGGCACTGGCAATCCTGGCCTTTCCTCATATAGCTGCTGCCATAAAAGAACCGGCCGCGTTTGAGGATTTTTGGGGCGTCTTCGTCAAATTCTGTCATGCAGACTTCATCCCCACCAAATGTGAGGATTTTGTCATGCAGCTTCTTCATAGCATCGAGCGTTTGAGTATCGAAACCAGAAGAGGTGTTGTAAATCTGGCTTTTGGTAAGCCGCATTTTCCAATCCTCGTTCATTGGGTTCCAATGAATCGGCGCATGCATCTGGTTTGCGGTGAGAATGGGGTGCTTAGAACTATTCCAGCCTTTCATTACAATTTCTCCCTGATAGAACGCAGACAGCTCAGGATTTTTGCATACAAACGGTAACGATTTTCGCCGCTCGGTACAAAGTCATCAAGCTTTTTGGAAATGAGAAGTTTATCAAATGCCTCCATAATATCAAAGACGGTGAACAGCTTGTATTGTGCATTTATATGATTCACACGGAACTCGACATCTTCGACAAGATGCCAATATTCCATGCCATACAACATCGCGCCGCTTTCGTTTGCTTTTCGGTCTTGCTCCTCGTCTGCATCGTCACACACAATATAGACACCGTTTTCGTCGAGATAGTTTTCGAAGACGTCGCAGATATCGGAGGCAACAGAACGGATATCGGAATTTGCCTTCACCTCAGGTTCAGGCTGGGCGGCTTCAACTTTGTACTCGATACTGTCGTGACGAAGTGACTCTTCGATGCCATCAAAAACGATGTCCGCGCAGTCGTTATCATCCCGACACGCTTCGAAAATGTTTTTGACGGATTCGATTGCCTCTTTGGAATCGGAGTTTCCCTCAACAGAGAACTCCAAAGGAACCAAGGCAACAACTTTGTATTTATTCTTCATGATTTTTTCTCCTTAGTTTAACAGGATGCCGCAGCATTTGTTCAAGGCAAGTACGCTTGCAGCGAGAACAGCAACCTTCTCAAAGGTAATGCTCTCCGCAATTGCACAGACGCTCATAACAATGAGCAGAACAGCTGCCACAGCAGATACTATTACTATCTGACTCTTGATGCCGGTTTTCATGAGCTTTTTCTCTTTCTGTTTATGCCCTTATCGGAGCATATCAATGATTTTTCCAACCAACTCATCATTGGTCACGAACTGATTACGTCCTTTTGCACCGAGCGATACAGAGGAGTAATCTTTCATACTGGCGGCATAGCGAACCAGGTTCTTGTCAGACAAGGGCTGATAGCAACTCTTTTCAGTGCTGACGTAAACGCACTTATTGTTGAGAACGTTCTGAATGTGGCCAGAGCAGCCAACACGCTTACCGTTGATGATGATGTTGTGTAGGTTATGGGTTAGCATAAGGTCTTTGCTTTCGGTTTCTTTTACCTTTAACTGGTTCAAGAGTTTTCGGGACAGATAAACGGTTGCTTTCATTGTGACTTCCTCCTAATTCAAATGAAGTATTTGTAAGCGGCAGTTAAGCGTTTGCGGTACAGGTCTAACGTGGTCAGCCCTCCTGCATAGACTTTGCGGGAAGAGATTATCACGTTGGTTCCTGCTTCCATATGGGAGAAGAACATCGAAAGGCAATCTTCCAGGCTGTCGCTTGTAGTGAGAGTTTCGTACACCGGATATGAGTATTTGGCGGCTTTGCTGTATGTGCTATTGAGCTCACACACGAAGAACATCACCTGTCCCGTAACGGTGTTGGGGTCATAGCCATTGCCATAACACCAGTTGAAAAGGTCTGTCTTTCGGCTATAAGTCCATTGCAGGAGTCCATAGCCGCCATCCGAAGGGTTTTCGGCCGAGGCTTTAAGACCGCTTTCCATCGACATGCAGCCCATCACTGCGGCAGTACCGGCCTTGGAAAGACCAGCGGACCGCAGAGCTGTGTAGATTTCAAGCTCATTGTCGTTGAGATTATCTGGGATTGTTTCGGGTTTCGGTTTGGCTTCTTCGATGGCTGCTTCTGCGGTCTCAATCCGTGGTTCCGGTTCTGCAGCATCGGAAGATTCGACCTCAGCAGTTGTAATTTTCTCCTGTGCTTCTTCGGAAGTTTCCGTTATCGGGAACGCTTTATCGAGCTCATTCACCGTTTCAATGGGAGTGGAAAAAGCGATAGGTTCGGTTTTGGGAGCTATGTTTTCCTCTGCGTGTGCAGGAACAGAAAGCATAAAACCCATGCAGGCGATGATGGTAAAAATACACATCACCGCGACGACAACCAGGACATGCTTGTTCCGAAAAATGCTGTTATTATTCTTTTCGACTTTCATTTTGTGACTCCTTTTTTGTGTCTTTTCCTTGTAGCGGAAGATTGTGATTTGAGATTTGTGGTTTGTTTTGAATTCCTCCTTTTTCTGTAAACAAAAAAAGGCAGGCCCATCATGAAGATGAGTCTGCCTTGAATGAGAACAGAATTATGAATTGTACGAGCACGCGGTGTGCAAAGTAGATGCTATCTGTCGTACAACTTTAATACTATGGAATTCGCAAGAATGTGCAAGAGTTTTTGGGGCTCTTCTTTTTAGGCTTCATTGAGCCATTTCTGAGTGATATCCTTGATTTGGTTCTGAAATTCCGGGTCCGGCAAGGTTTTGCTGTCTGCCCAAATTGAGTTACGGACGATTGGGTAATTGTATACAACGCCGTCAACGATATAGGGCCAAAGCACCACTTCGCCGCCCACAAGCCAAAGTTTCTGGATTTTGACGGGTTTCTCGTATCTTGTGAGCCAGCATTCACTGGTCACGACAGAATCCGCCACATATTTCTGTGTTTCTTCCTCGGTCAAGAGATTCGGGTCTTCGTCCTTGATGTTGTACATTCGGACAATGAACGGTAACGGCATGTCCTTGGAGTATTTTTTGTTCTGACGCAGCTCAGCGAGCAGGAATTTTGAGACAAAATGCGCAATGCCGATGCTGGTCAGGCAGTCGTCAAGGGTATGTCCAAGACAAATTCTTGGGGTTCTCTGGTCCTCCCCTTTCATCCGATTCGTTGGTATCTGCGGAACAACATCGTCCGGCAGGCATCCGGTGTCTGCCATGATATGATAAAGAATCATTGATGTTTCCTCCTGAAATAAAAAAATAGCAGGCCCTCAAGAATCGAGAGTCTGCGTTGTTCGCACGATGAATCATTCATTCATTCGAGTGTGTTTTTATCGTGTAGTTGATATTTTGTTTGGCTTGTACACGTAGCCAGCCCAAACAGACATCGTTCAGAACGTCTTGTTATCAGGAATCCGCAGATACATCCAGGACTGTGGTGCTCGCTTAACGCCGAGCTCTCGCAGCGACATATCCATAGATTGGACATCAGAAACGTTCCAGCAATAAAGAGTGCCGGACTTATTGCCGTATGCAATCAGCTCATTTGCGGTAAGGCAGCTGTCCTTCACGAATTGAGCGGTCTTTTCGGTCACTTCCGTGCCAATAGCATATGCCGGAAGCTCACGCAGGCAATCGAGTGTATTGATGTCACGGCAAACAAATGCGGCAGTCACTTTTCCGGCACCACCGTTAGCTTTGGTTTCGTAGCAAAATACTACAAAAGGATAGCTAATTTCCCACGGCATAGTTTTTCGGACCTCAATAGTCTTTTCTCCGCTCAGAATTTTTTCAAGCCATTGCTTCTTGATGCTGAGAAGAACGGCTTTATTCGAGTTAATTTCAAGGGCTTTATTGATATGTCAACAACCTCCACCTGAAGGAGGGGCTTAAAATCCCGCAGGATTCCAATAATTCTCACTCAATGGATTTTTACAGCACGGTTCCGTCCGTACGACCAAGTATCAATGAGCTTTCACCGCTGTTGCGGGCGGCATAGCCGGAGTGAGGAAATTGGATTTATGCGGGATATAATCCCAACAATCCAACATTACGTATGTTTATGGCCGCGTTGTGGTCGCGGTTATGTGTTGTACCGCAGCCACTGCATGTCCAACTTCTGTCTGCCAGTGTAAGGTCATCTTTTATAAGACCACCATTTCTTAAACTATGTATGCATCACAATGCTGCTTTTTCCAGTACAGGTCATCGATGATATCCGAAAGGTACTGGTTTTGCTTTAAGACGAAAAACGATACCGGATTATGCTTTACGATGAAACCAAGTCCCGTTCGTTCATCGTAAATATCTTTCATGTGGTTCAGCCACTTTGAAAAATTTTTGATATGGGAATTATTTCGAAGTATAAACCTGCCGAACCATTGCTGCTTAATGATTTGTCTTTCCTTTGCTCGCTCTTTGGATTCTTGTTCATTCCATACGATATTGTCAGGTTCGACAATTACATAGGGAATCTTCTGCCTATCCATTTCGTCTATGACGGATTCCGTTTGGCAAACGAAGATAAAATCATATTTTCCTGATTTTGCCTCTTTCATGAAGCTATTTATGTATTCTTTTTCCCATCCGGCAGTTTTTTCATAAGTAGAACTATCACTATCCCGCATTGAATAGCCATATTTGTTTTGGTGATTCGCGAGCCATGTTTTTCCGCAGCCCGCAAATACGCTTACGACCATTGTTCGTCTCATCAATCAGGGCAAGGATACCCCCGACTTCATCCGTTGGAGGAATTGCCCATTCACTTCCTTTCTTTGAAAATAGAATATATTTTGTATGGCAACAAAGACCATAGCGACTATGAAAGCACCACTACGAATAGAGGCGCTCTGGCAGCTAAAAAGAAGCTGCTCACTCCTCCGAAGAGGGTAAAAATCCTTCCCCAATGTCATAAGCGGTTTGATACAGCCACACCTGTCGGCTTTGCCTCAGCTTTACGTGATGTGTTGTCTTAGAGCGTGCAGTTAGGATTAACGCCACACGGTAACTATCTATTCGCTTATAACGGAGTGCTCGAAGCACTTATGGTAGTCAACATATCCTTACGGACACTTCTAAAGTGCAGGCTTGCCCCGGCAAGCCCACGACTTTAGTCGTGGGTTATTGACTTGTTTTTGGAGCGTCACCATTTATGGAACGGGTTCAAAAGTCCGGGACGGTATTCGTTATCGACATACATCTTGATGTCGTTATCGTCCAGGGCATCCAAAATGTTCATCCAGCATTCCGCTTCGACGTGCATCTCGCCGTCCATTTTCAAGGCCCTGTCGCACTGAACTAAGTCTGCGCGAAAAGAATTCACATAGAAGCAATCTTTTGCGGCAGCCGCGAACCTGGTAAAGCTGTTCTTGGTATTTGTGGTCATAGTATTCATCCTTTCTGAAATATTTTTGTTTCTAATCAATACATACAAAAAAAGAAGCAGGCCCTCAAAAGAGAGTCTGCTTACTTGTGCATGACAGATTGTTAATTTAATGTTCAATTAGGAGGTAAGTGATGGTATCTGTTATGCAATTATTATTTTAGGCGGTTCGCACATTTGTGCAAGTAGCTTTTTAACTTCGTTTGTTTTTGGTTGAAGCACTGTTCCAACCCTTAGACTTGTGCTTTTCAGAGCTGTCGCCTTTGAACATTTCGGATACTTTACTGCCATCGTCTTCCGCATGAGCAATATATTCAGCCGCAAGAATTTCATACTGTGCGCGGGAAATCCCGGTTTGCTCTGTAAAATTTATGAATTCATGTTCAAACGCCAAACTGAGTGTTATTAAGACGCGATTGGCAAGTTCTTGCCGGAATTCATCAACGGTGCCATCAAATTTTATTGTGCGGTCGTCATCATCATCTGTGAAATCATCGGCCGCAGTATTGACGGCATCGCTAAAAAATGTAGTCATATCGTATGCCATATCGGAAGGGCTGATGTTAGGGCTACCATTCGCGTCTTTTTCGTTCAGTTTAACCTGGAGTAGCCCTTGTATGATGCTGTAGCGAATCAGAAGCACTGACATTGTTGATGTTGGCTCGAAATTTTCAATTTCTTTTTCAAGAATTTTCTGCTTGTTTGCGATTACTTTGTAGTTTGCTTTCATATGAATCTCCTTTAAGTGCCCATGACGCGTCTTACTGTTGCAATTTTTATCTCACGTTTCCCTTCCGGCAGCACAAAAGTTGGCTCAATCCAGCGGACTTCTAAGCGAGTTCGACCTTCTCCAACCCAGTAGTGGTGCCAATGAGCACGGCGGACATGTGGTCTGACCGTACGGCCTGTGCCAGTTGCTGTGGATTTCTGATATTCTGCACCGGAAACCAGCTGCATTTCAAAGCTCTTGCCGATTACAAAGCCCACATTGTAAGTTTTGACATTTACTTTTTTAGGAGTAGCACCGGGTTTGGAAACAAGGACGGGCCGCTTCTCTTTCGGGATTTTTACCTCTTTGATTTCAGCATTCTTGGATGCAAGGTAATAAGCTGCAGAAACCGCAACACGAAGATACGGCTCAATACCGGCGTTGAATTCTCGCTGCTTTTGCAGCTCTTCCTCGCTGAGAACGGCACCTGGTACGTTTGAAACCGTGGCGTCATTGACAGTTGCAGAATCAGTTCCGTTCTGAAATGCCTGCTCGCGAGCATCATTGTTGTGCCGATAAGATTCAATCAGCTTTTTGCCGTTGAGACACCACTGCATGCACTGGCAAAGTTCGATGTTATCGACATTCGGGTTCGCCTTAAAAGGAACAATCAGGAAGAGCGTATCCACATCATTTGGCCCGTGGGAAGCATCGAATTCAATGTGTACGAACATCGCATCATGATGAGAGCCAGTGGGCAGATTCATGACAAAATCTCTGTATGGCAACCGCATCATAATGTCAGAATAAATAGGTGCGTCCTCAGTCTCAGCCAATGTTCTGAGAAACTCCGGCGCAAAATTATATACGGTTTTTGCTGCACGCCAATAGTTTGCAACGTATGCCATCGAGAACTGTGCGGCAAGCTCTCCATCCATCGCATTGGCAGCAATTTGACCATTTTGGATAAGGCGGTGCCCAAGCGGAATAAATTCACTTACATAGTAGTCATAGCCTTTATCCAGCAGCTTGTTGGCCCCAGAATTCGCAAGAAATTGACTGCTCTGCTCGGCATACCAGAGAGCACTGTTCACAATGATATTATCCACAATGCCACCTCACTGCCAGCATAATTTTATTGTTCCGTCAACAAAGAGAATCTGGCTGTACTCCTCGCCGTCAAGGACAATGCAGCGGTCCGCTCCGCGCTTGTGAGCGCCGGTACAATACACAGTTTTGTTATTGATAGCCGGGATGGACGGTGCCTTTGCCAAAACCAGCTGACCGCGCATTGCGCAGATATCTAAGAAAGAAATGATGTGGTCGCCCACCCCGGAAAACCTCCAATCTTGTTCACAGTGCTTTGATTTGGAAAGAACCATCAACATGCGGCAGCGGCTCGTTTGTCACTTTCAGAACGGAGCTATCTCGTTTCTCTGTCGTATATCGAATGGTTTTAAGAATCTCGTATGCCAGCTTGCTGTTGTAGGCAAGCCCTGCGTTGGAAATACCGAAGTTTCCGTTCCAGCCAATTCCCATCCTTTTGAGCTGCGGAATTAGAAGGTTACGGGCTTCGATGACGCCTGTTCCGTTCCAGCGTGCATCATGATACGCCTGAAAGTGCTGTTCATCGTTACCAGAAATATCGAGGGCTTCATAAATGACACCAAATTGACCCATTAGAATGCGAGAGTATGTATCCAACGCATTGGCAACGACTTTCCAGGAAGGACTATCTAAGCCGATACTGTATTTATACGGAGCATCCTTTTCCGGCAGTTCCCGTGCATGATGCAGCATATCTTCCAGTATTTCGCTGCACTTGTCGGAATAGCTTTTAACAGGAGCCGTTACGTTGATAGCCGTCAGAGTAGCACAAGCACTTGCAATGTCTGCCTCGCTTGCTCCATAAGCCTCTCCAACCTCTTTGCAGATAGAGGAAAAATCGTTGCTATAAAACGTTATCATGATGGCAAGAGCGTGCAGAATGAAGAAGTACTGCTTGCTCGTGAAATCAATGTACATACGGCAAAAATCCTTTCACTTTTTACTCTTTCATTATACCGCGATTCGCAATTTCTCACAACGGAAAGCGCTAAATGGTAACAATTTATACATATTTTTACAAGCAAAAAAGCCGCCTCCTTATGGAGGCGGCTGGACCCTTATTTTACAGCTTTTCTGATTTCGAGCTCGTGCTCATAGCAGCTTTTGCAAATCAGATAGCCAATGCCAATATCGTTCTGGATGGCCGCAGACGTATATGCGTTGTGCTCGTTGATGGTACGTCCGCACGCAGCACAATTGAGTTCTTCGTTGGCATGAACCATGATGTCGCAATGCCCGTTCTGAGGTGGGGTGTACGCCGTATATTGCTTCTTGATGAAATCGTATTTCTGCATTTTATGGCACTCCATTATTCATTGTTTTCTTTCGCTATTATATCACAAATTGTGGTGCTAAACAAGAAAGCAGTCCCCCATAAATTTACGAACAATCGCTGACTTTGGAGATTGTGACGTTTGCTGAAGGATTTGTACCTTTGAGCAGTATCCTGCCGTTAGATTTACGGACCGATTCCGTGAACTTCCTCACCAAAGCCTTGCAGCTATAGATGAAACATTCTGCTCTCAAACTTTGGTAGGAATCCAATCCACAATTTGCGGAACAAAGTCGGCTTATCGGAATATTGCATCGGAATAATATCAAGGTATTTTCGATATCGTTCCGAACGGATGAATCAGTGGCAAATGAAGGCACTTTTGCTTTCTGGACAATTTTGTTGCTTTGCTGTATGATTAAAGTACAACAATTAGGGCAATACAAAAATCGATAACGGCGAGGTACTGACAAATGGACGCGACAATGCAGACGGTTCTCCGGCTCCATGAGCAAGGTATACCTAGAAGAACCATTGCCAAACGTGCAGGCATCTCATTGCAGAAAGTGCGCAAAATACTGATTACAGCCGGGGCATGGTCAGATGAAACATCAGAAAAAATCGGGAAGCTGCGTGCGAACGGTATGTCAGTTCCTGAAATTGCAGAAGAATTGGGTGTAAAAACCAATACTGTTTGGAACTATTTGCCATACAGCAAAGGCATGTATAATCAAGAATATCCGACCATTAACGCCATTCGAGTCCGAAATTCGAAGCGAAAAGCAAAAGAAAAAGCCCTCACCTGCACGGATACCGCACAGAATGAGGGCAGTGGCGCTTGCTGAAGGATTCGAACCTTCGGACAGTCTCCCATCGTCGGTTTTCTGGACCGATTTCATCAACCACTCGAACAAGCAAGCAGATGGCGCAGAGGGTGAGATTCGAACTCACATGCCGCGATTTCCGCGACGGCAGCTTAGCAAGCTGCTGCCCTACCGTTAGGCGACCTCTGCATAATGCACCTTTTAACGTAGGTGCGACGTAGTGACCCCTAGCAGACTTGAACTGCTGACTCCAGCTTGAGAGGCTGGCGACTTAGACCAACTTGTCGAAGGGGCCTTATGGTGTGTCGGACTGGATTCGAACCAGTGAACCGTAACGGAGCGGTTTTACAGACCGTTTGCTTTAACCACTTGCATACCGACACATAGAATGAGGTATAAAACCTCGATGGTGCTTCCGGCTGGAGTCGAACCAGCTGCACGTGGCTCTTCAGACCACTGCTCTACCTGTTGAGCTACAGAAGCATGGTGACCCGTGTGGGTTTCGAACCCACAATAACCTCCGCCGTGAAAGGGCGGCAACTCTACCAATTCGTCCAACGGGCCATATATAGCCGCAATCCTGCGGCGAGGGTTTATGCGATGACAAGGATGTCATCAATTTTCGTATCGAGCATTGCTGCTAATATCACAAGGTTATCGATGGTGGGAAGCGCTGTTCCGGCTTGCCATTTAGCAACCGCCTGCGGAGATACACCGAGCATGTCTGCCACATCCTTCACCTTGATGCCTGCTGCCTTTCGCAGGGCCTTGATATTGGCACCTGTCTGCTGGATATCAATAGTAGGAACGTTCATTTTTCTTGCTGCCTTTCTGTATTGCAGGCAACAAAAAAGCTGCCTGCCGAAATCTCGACAAGCAGCTATGACATGCAGTTATCGCTTAGAAGACGCACCGCATCTGTACATGGTCTGTTTTTGCCTGTCGAGGAGTATGAGAAATAAAACTGCGTTCAAAGGACATGAACTCAGAATATTCGTAACTATACTCATACGACATGACATTAACAGCGTTGCACAGCATTTTGGGGTATCTCCTTTCGTTTCGTTCTGATATTATTATACCATGTTTTCGCAAGTTCGCAATCAACTTGTGGTTTAGTTTTTTGGTCTGTATACTCTCCAAAACAAAAAGCCGCCTCTTATGCGAGGACGGCTTTTCTTATTGTGGCAGGGGTAACACGACTCGAACATGCAACAAGCGGTTTTGGAGACCGCTGCTCTACCACTTGAGCTACACCCCTATATAGATACTCCAGCTGGGAGTCGAACCCAGAGTAAAACGGGACTTAAAGCCGCCGCGTTTGCCAGTTTCGCCACTGGAGCATATGGCGGGTTGTACAGGGTTTGAACCTGCGGCCCACGGATTAACGGTCCGTTGCTCTACCAGCTGAGCTAACAACCCATAAATGGCAGTTGTTGTACTGCCGGACATGGTACTCCCCGAGGGATTCGAACCCTCAAAACGGTGCGGTTTGAGCGCACTGTGTCTGCCAATTTCACCAGAGGAGCTTATGGCGGGCGTAGCAGGATTTGAACCTGCGACAAACGGATTAACGGTCCGCCGCTCTGCCTACTGAGCTATACACCCACAAAAGTGGCAGATAATGCTCTGCCGGGCATGGTGCGCTCGCGGGAAATCGAATCCCGAACACCCCGATTAAAAGTCGGGTACTCTACCGATTGAGTTACGAGCACTTGTCGCGCATCTTCCGTGCCTTGCTTATGGGAACACAGCTTTGAGGAATCTCACTTCCGATGCGCATGAAAGTGAGCGTTGGTCGAGAATGGTCGAGTCGAACAACCGTTGTCAGGGTCAAAGCCTGATGCCTTACCGTTTGGCGAATCCTCGAATATACATTATGTATAATAGCATACACTTTAATAAGCCTGGCTGGAATTCACTCCAGCGGCATTAGAGTGACCTGATTCTGATTTTCTGCATCAAAAAAGCACCCATCAGGCGTTGTGCGTCTGACAGGTGCTCATATCGTGCAGAGTATGGAAAACAACCGATACTTGGATGATTTTATTCAACCATCACTGCACTATGATTTGCACAAACAGACAACACAAAACAGCCGAAGAGATTCCAATTGCTCCACAGCTTTTGCAATTTATTCTGTTTGTTCATCATAGCAGCAAACATCGTGCAATTTTCCTTTCATCAAATTCAGCGTCTTAATTATACAATGTGTAAAAGACAAAGTCAAGGCTTTTCATAAAAATAATAGCAGGCCCATGCTCATTGTTTGACCGGTCTCCAAACAGCAATCTGCGCTATTGCATTCGAGAACGGTATGCCCTCACACGAACACAATTCGCTTAAAGCCTCAGCCATCTTGGACTCATAGTCAGCCAAAGCCAGGTCGATGGGCACCTTGATTTCAGCAGAACCATTCGTTGTTTCCAGAACGGGAGTCCTCGTGCTTTTCCTTTTGACGCTCCAGTTGTTTGCCAGCAAGTAGTCGTACAGTGCATACGGATTAACTGCGCTTATACCTTCTCTCGATGACAGTATCGTATATGCCCGCTTGTATTTTCTGGTTCTTTCTAAGTCCCTTTTAGTTGGAGTGTGAGGGAGTCTGGTTAAGTCCATATTGCTGCGCAGGTCCGAGAGCTTTACTTTGACAGCAATAGAATTTTGCTGAATATACCAAAGATATTCAGCATACGATATACCCTTGCTATGGGTCAACGTACTCACAGTGTCAGCAACCTCTTTTGGAAACCCCGTTCTGATGTCTTCTATTGTGACGGACGTATCTTCGACCGTATCATGCAGAAATGCCACAGCCTCGGCTATTGGGTCACCTTTTACGCCTTCTGCTACAACCGTAACGTGCGCTTTGAAGTAATCCTTCCCCGCCTTGTCTTTTTGCCCGGCATGAGCCTTAACAGCCCAAGCTCTGGCTTTGGCAACCATCTCAATGTCAGACTGTTTTGTCATGGCGTTTCCTCTTAATCTGCTTTTTCTCTAGTATACATAACACTATTCGATATAGCAATCTGTTGCCTTGTGTTGCTCACAAAAACAAAAAAGCCGGGAAGCCCCGGCAAGCATGGCGGCCAGAGTGGGATTCGAACCCACGGACGTTTGCGGCGCCGCTGGTTTTCAAGACCAGTTCCTTAAACCACTCGGACATCTGACCATAAAAGGATGGGGCGGGACCGAAATCCCGCCCCACAGCAAGGAGAAAAAACTATCGATTACCGTTAGTTAGAGGATGGCAAATTAGTGGATGCCCAGGGAAGCGGCATAAGCAGCTTCACGAGCGGCAACCTGTGCCTGCAGAGCAGCGATGGAAGCGGCATAAGCGGCTTCACGCTTTTCAGCAGCAGCCTGAGCTTCAGAGGTAGAAGCGTACTGGGGTTCATTGCCAGCCAGAGTGCCAGCATAACCCTTGACGCCATCAGCGCCCTTGACAGTCAGGACTTCGTGACCACAATGGTCACAGACGTAAACGTTACCCTTGCGGGTCCAGTTGTGATAGCCACAGCTGGTGCAGACGGTGTACTCATTGCCCCAGGTGCCATTGGCAATAGCGGCGGCAATTTCACCGTGCTCAGAGACTTCAACGTTCTTGCGAGGAGCGGTCGGAGTAGTGGTGGTAGTACCGTTGCCCTTGTTGGAGCCGGTAGAAGTGTTGTCCTTACCGGTGTTGTCCTTATCGGGGGCCACTACGTCGCCCTTGTCATCGGGAGTGGTGGTGCCGCTGTCGCCCTTGTTGTCATCCTTGCCGTCATCGGGAGTGGATGCAGAAGTGGCTTTCAGGGTCAGGACGTTGTCGTGGATGTCGTCGCCCAGGAAGTAGAACAGGCGGTCATGGTTCAGGCTCTTGCTGGATGCGGTGTAAGTATCACCGGAATCCGTGGTCCAGGCTTCAACGCTCTGACCATCAACGCTGCCGGGGAAAGTGGCGGTGTCAGTTTCGGTCAGCACAGTGTTGCCGTCAATCTGATAGTTGATGGTGATGGAACGCGGATTACCTTCGGCCGCATAGCAGGAAGTGATGCCGTCAGCGGTGAACCACTGGTCAACTGCATCGTACGGCAGAGTGTCGCCGGGATAGTAGTTGTAGGTGTAGCCGCCGTGGCCCTGCAGGGTAATCCAGTAACCGTAGTCATACTGGCTTGCCGGGAACGTCATAGAGCCGCCCGGAGCCAGGTCCTGGGAAGAACCGTTGCTGAAAGAGAAATGATAGGTGTCGCCGGTGGCTGCGAATGCTGCGACAGGCAGACAAGTTGCCATCATACCGGCTGCTGCAATCCCTGCGATTGCTTTGATGATTTTCTGATTACTCATGCTGTGTACTCCTTTGCTTTTTTGATTTTTTCGTCTATTTATCTGCATTTATTCAGATACCGGTTTGAAAGAAATCAGCCGCAGCTTTGCTGCGTTGCCCACCATCTGCCACGTGGAGGCTTTCTCATGGATGGTTGACGAAGCAGATATGTGCTTCGCCAGTGTCGCAACCGTCTTCGCCACTCGACACAATTTCGGTTTGAATTTATCCCCGTAAAATCGCATGTCCATGCTGCGCGGAGAGGATAAAATTCTTCGTGGTATGGTTTCGGAGTTCCGCGCCTGATTGGCCGTACTACACGCAATGCAGTACAATACCCCAGATACCTTTGGCGAAAGGAAGCGAAAGGGTGTCTGGATGGAGAAGGGAGATGGCCTCGAACCATCGATACCCTGCTTTGCGGCAGGTGCTTTATCCAGCTAAGCTATCCCTCCATGATGGCGGGTCAAGCCCGCCAAATAGCGTTACGCAAACTGGAAGTCGCCGTACTGAGTCACGGCGCGTTCCAGGCGCAGAGGAATGGTTTTTGTGCTCTTCTGAGTGATGTCCTCGCGTGCTACCTGAGCTTCACTCACGCCAGCCGCCTGCAGGACTTCATACAGATTGGAAGGACCAGTACCAGCATAACCACAGGTTAAGCCATTAACCTGAAGCGTGAAGCCGTGCAGATGCGGTGCCAAACCGGGAACGAAATCGAGTTCAACAATGACCTCGTCGCTCTTGTCGTTTACACGGTTGACAGCGATGGCGCGGATGTTCTGGTTGCCAAACATTTCAATCAGCTTTTTTGCCGCTGCAGCGGTTTCTATGGTAGCCGTACCTTCAACATTGATAATTGCCTGTTCCATAGAATTCATCTCCTTCCTATTATCGCTTAATTTGGTGATGGGGCTTGATGGCAGGTTCGAACTGCCGACCTGCGCGTTACGAATGCGCTGCTCTACCAACTGAGCTAATCGAGCACGATAGGGTGTTTTATGCTGGTCACCCCTTGAGCGAGAAGCCAACTCGCATCCAGCACCATTCGGCAGCCACGCCGATAGATTCTGTATTGTACCCTCTTCACCGTTTTCCGGTCTTATTCGCGACTAACACCGGGACTTTCGAATACTTTCAGGCACAGCACCTGTTTGTCTATTATTTTTGAGGCTGTCTCATCGACATTCGGACAGCGGACCACAAGTGGACCATGCTCACCAAGTTTAACGTCGTGGCGTACGGTGACTGCGACGTGTGGAGCAAGTAGCGGGGGTCGAACCCGCGTCTCCGCCTTGGAGGGGCGGAGTATTAGCCGTTATACGATACCTGCATAAGATTGCGGGTGAACCCTCACTTAGCCCCGCCATGACATCCGTTTAGTAGGTCGTCATCCCCGGATGTCATCTTCACACCACCTGACAATCTTGCGAACCTCATCGTTGACGATACGCGAGAATCCAAGAAAGCGCTTGGGTGTTGGTCAACTTCAAATTTTGAGCCCTGTCGTTGATTCCCTGTCAAATCGGGTTAACGGTTGTCGTTGGGCTGTGTGTGAGACTGCGGCGAAACTTACCAGTTGCCGTGCAGCAATCTCGCCTTTACGGCTGTGTCGCGTCTGGATGCGCCCCGACTTGACGGGGATGCTCGTACGTTTGCATGCTTCTAAGACATTCGTCAGCAGCCGCAAGAGCCGCTGTCCGCCACCCGCCACGAGGAGGCCGTCTTAATGGGTGGCATGCTGTCCGCCGGATGTTGTGTATAGCATTGTATCATGTGATTTCGATACATCCAACGGATAGCGTCTGGAGCTGGAAATCGGACTTGAACCGATGACCGACTGATTACAAATCAGTTGCTCTACCAGCTGAGCTAAACCAGCAAATACAAACATTAGCCAGATGCCCGGAACACGGAAACATCTGTTGCCCACCGTCCGCCGCGTGGAGGCTGTTTGCTTGGACGGCTGGCGCGGAGTTACCCACGCCAAAGAAAGGAAGGATATTACTATGAAACGGATGATTTTCACGCTTCACCTGTGTCAGCTCAAATGAAGCCATGCGACCAAGATTGGGGAAAGGAAAACCTTGATGTCTCAGGAACCGTTCCTCTTCCTGAGAACAATTGTATTATACCATATATGTGGTATCCGGTCAATGAAAAGACACAATATATAGTGTCTAAATTGTAAACAAACATTAAGATACCACTATATCTTGTGGTTGAGGCAAGCGCATCACAAATGTCTTGTGGTTCCGGCAGTTTGCAGGAAATTCAGCAAATCTTTGGCCGAGCTGACCTGTGAAACCACTGCGCCGCTCATTGCGTATAGGTCAGCAATGGAATCACCCTGTCCCCATTCGTCCCGCGGTTCAGGGTTCAGAACGAAGAAGTTGGATGCTCGCTTAGAAAGCCATTCAACTTCTTCCACACCGGAATAGTTCCTGTTGTTTCGACAGTCACCCAGCATAACGATAGTAGTATCCTTGTTGATGATTCCGGTATTATCGTAGCGCAGTTCTTTGAGAGGCACACCGTAGTTTGAGTAGATACCTCGGCTGGGGACATTCTTGTTGATACTTTCCACAGCAGCTGTTACATTCTCGTTTGAGAAATAACGGTCAACAGGAACTAAGTGATTCACAAAAACGAACAGGTGGCAGCCGCCGGGAAAAACTTCCCGCATCAAACCCATATATGTCAGAGCGAGAGAAGTCATAGCGCGGCAAGACCCGGATATATCTGCCAGCATCACGACATTTGCTTTGGACTTTATCGGCTTTTTGTAGTACAGTCGTGTAATCTCGCCATCACACTGGACAGATTTCTCAATCGTCTTTTTGACGTCGATTTGCTTCTTTTGCTGGGTTATGTACAGCTTACGAAGCTTTTGGCGGAAAGTCTTGGCGTTCGTGCGGATATAAGTGAGGACCTTCTCGATATTGACGCGGGACAACTGGGTGACATCCTCGTTAAGAAGTTTGTCGGTGTCGTTCTTGGTCCTGACAGCGTTGTGACCGCCCTTGAAGACATCCCGATGATTCACCGACTGGTTTTTGAGAATGCTTTGCCGCTGCTTCTCCTCTATCGCCTTTTGTGCATCTGATAAGATATCATCGTATGCCGAGACCTTTTTCTGACACTCGCGCAGTTCCCGCTCATACTGGGACACTTTATCGTGCATCTGGTTCAGCTTATTACTTTCCTTGTCGTATTCGCGGCACGCATCGCGGTATTGCTGCTTGGTTTTCTTGACGGCTTCCTTCGCCTTTCTGACCCGTTCATCGTCCTCAATGCCCGATTGTGTACGCTTGACAGACTTGCTCAATGCCTGAAATACCTGTGCAAGGGAGATAAAAGCCTTGTACAAGTCGGGCTCTTTGGCTTTTCGCGCCAAGACAGCCGCAGACATGACAGATTTTTGCGCCACTGTGATAGATTGCGTTGTGGCTTCACGAACCAAATCATGCAGTTTCTGTTCGGAAATACCGTAACAGGCGATGTCGCCGTCTGCGAGGGCTTTGCATTGCTTGAGCAACTTTTCAAATTCCTGAATTAAATCCAGATTACCGGAAAGGACTGCTTCCGTCACAGCCGCCTGATACCGGATATCGGCATCCAGAGTCGCCAAACGCTTGCCCTGTACATCATCCACGATATCGGAAACAAGCTGTTCCTGCTTGCGAATTTCGTCACTGCTGGGCTTTGAATTGCGCTGCTTCTCAACTTCCTGTGCCGCCCGTTCACGGCTCGTGCGGGTCTTGCGAAGAAACTCATCCAGAGCGTCGTCCGTCATATTCAGAAACGAGGCAATGCTTTTGTTCGGCTTCTTAGGCGTTTTCGGTATAGCCGGTATACTCGTATAGTGCAGAAACCGCTTGCAGAATACTGCCTCAAAGACATCGCATTCCTCTTTCGTGTGGCATAAAGCCCCCTGCATCGTATACAGAACATCCTCGACATCCAAGGGGTCAGAGATATGCTTGATACCGTTCATGGCTTCTGCCATCGAGAAAGTGAATCCGTATTCCTTCAAAAGTTCATTAAAGAACGGCGTATACATCCCGACATACGAAGCTACGGGATTAGACATTGTATTGGACATACAGGTCTCCGTCAGATATTCTGCAATGCACGCATTGCGGTTTTCTCATCCGCGTGGTCCTTGACCAGCGAGCCGATGGAATACGGGATGGCATCCGTCACATCTTTTGCCGTCTTGCAGCCGAAGGTCTGAATCAGGCAGTTTGCCCATTCAATGCCCTCGCTGATAGAGATGGCGTGACGTAAATCGGTTTTCTGGAGCCGGTCGATGACAGACGCAACCGTATTCACGAACTCATCCGATGCCGAGACATTCGCGCAGATGATTTTCTTGATTTCCTCTAAGGTCTTGTGCTCGATGTACAAGTATGAACACCGGCGCAGCATGGGTTGAGAGAGTTCCCGATAATTGTTCGAGGTAAGGAATACAATAGGACGGTCTTCCTGCGCACACTGAATTGTGCCGTATTCCGGGATGGTGATAGCAAAATCCGAGAGCATTTCAAGGAGCGCATGCTCGATTTCGGGTTCTGTCTTATCGATTTCATCGATGAGGAGAACTTTCCGACCTTTCATCGTCAATGCTTCAATGACAGGGCGTTTCAGAAGAAAATCAGGACCATAGAACTCGGTGTTCTGTGCTACAGCCTTGATGCTCTCGTTCACAGACAGGTCTTTGAGGCTCTCGTTGAGTTTATCCCGAATCGCAGACACGACCAGAAGCTGACGCTGGTAGTCGTAGTCATACAGAATTTTATCTGCCGTAATGCCTTCATGGCAGGAAACGCGAATCAGAGGGATGTTCAGCATGGCGGAGACAGCTTTAGCAAGGCTCGTCTTACCCACACCAGGGTCACCCTCAATGAGCAGCGGGGACGAATCGTCACGCAATGCGTTCAGGATGGCATAGGCGATTTTCCGGTTCGGGAAATACCCGTTTTCGGAAAGCATTGTTTCTATATCGTTAGCAGTATAAGTATACATTACGCTTTCTCCTCAACTTCTTTTTGGAGCGACTTTAACAGTTTCACACAACCCGCACAGTCGCTGATAAGGATGTCGGCAAACATCCGGTCTGCGTCATTGAGCAGCATATAGGCATCACGGAAATATTCTTTCGCGAACAGCAGTTTTCGCACAGTCTGCGGCTGGGTTTCGAGGCACGAGATGACTGCAAATGCGTCATCTTCCGTTTTGGCGGTCTTGCATTTCTCGGTCAGTATCCGATACTGGGCATCTTTCGTCAGGTACTTAAAATCTTCCAAGGATGGCTGCATAGCATCTGCGGAGTCATTTTTGTACATTGCGGCGATGACTCTCATCAGATACGGGGATGACGGCCAGAATACCTCGAAATAACCATAGTAGTTCTTAACTGTGTCCGTCCTGAAAAGCGAAACGCAGGCATCGTCAGCGAGATTCAGCCGCATTTTGAGAAAGCTGTCGAGTTTTTCCTGTACTGCCCCCTTCTTGTAATCGGTGCTGTAGGACTCTCCGAATTTTGTATACAAATCGGTGCGGGAATAACGGTAATCGGTGAGATTGCCGAAGAAGTTACAGAACTGATAGCCGAGAGCGCCAAACTGTGCCTTAATTTGCTCGTAGACGGCATGGATGTTATCGGCACCATTGACTGTCAAATAATACGCAATATCATCCGAGCCTGCGCTGTAAAGCATCGTGCTGCATGATAGAGGAATTCGCGTTTTGCTTGTCTCGATATCAGTCTTGAGCCTCTTATCGAGGCACCGATATACCTTTGCAATTTCAGCGCCGGTATTTGCATCGATGAGTTTCGCATCGCAACGCAGACTATCCTTGCCTCGGTTCTCGGAATCGAACACGATGCGGTAATCGATACTGCATTTTGCGCTGTTGTCGTGCCCGTAGAGCTTATCGAGCATCCATCCAGCGGAAATATCGAGAAATTCGGTTAGCGGCGAATATGTAAGATAAACACACTCGGACAGTTTTCCGTCTGCATTGATGCAGATGGTCACAAGGTCAGCTACTTCAAAGTAGGCAATTTCCTTGTTCTCGCCAGTAAAAATCGGATTGGAGACGGTATATGCAAGCGCTTCATCCAACGCCTTATAGCTGGTCAAGATACTGCCGTTCAGCGTAATGCCGTCTTTCGTATAGGTCTTTGTTACCGGCTCTTTTGCCAAGCAGACATTGGATACGAAATCATGAATAGGCGACCCCGGTATGACAGCATAGCGCTTCTGTTCCGCGATAGCAGGGGTGACATTTTTCTGCATATCATCCCTGTATCGCTCCTGCAACTCAGAATCCGTGAGACCAAAAGGAACTTCCAGTGCAAAGGTTCGTCTGCTGCCGTCATTGAAGGCAACGGCACTATAAAGCGTAGCCTTCTGTACTTTTGTCGGCTCCGTGCGAACCTTGATATCCGTGATGATGACAGAAGGTATCTGATACTTCCCTATCGTTAAAACCGGCTCGTTTTGCGCATTGCCGAGAATCTCTTTTGCGATGTTCTCTAAAGCTGCCAAATCGTGGCTGTCAGCAAACGCTTTCGCATTATGTCTTTGGAGGGTCGTGCTCTTCATATAAAGCGAATCGAACAATTGTTTGCTGACGACGCCCTTATACGATACATGCGGCGAAACCTGTTCGCGGGTCGTAGCACCGTCAATGGTGAGAATGAGGTATGCGTTTCTTTCATCATTGCTGGAAGATACCGATACTTCGTCCTTTGTAATACCGGGAATCGCTGCTGCCGCATCATCCATCAGCTTGTCGTAAAACTCCTGCGTAAACCGAGGACGCAGCTTCTCTACCATGAAACCCACGATGTCGTTTTTACTGCTGATGTGTTTGCCGTTCGGCAGATACCATTGCCGGGCTTTCTTTTTCTTTGACACGCCCTTAATGGTCAAATGAAATCCGGCAGCATAAAAATCCGTCATCAATTCCTTGCCGAACAATGTGCAGACTTCCTCTGTCATGGTGGATACGATTTCCGGGACGGGAGGCGGCGGCTTGATTTTGGATTTCTTGCCCCCGTTTACGCTATATCCCTCGAAATATACTCCCTGCTTTTGGAGAGGCTTCAGGAAATCCATGGCGGAGGTAACGCGCTTGCCGCTATCGAGATAAAACCGCGTATCGCCGGAAGGTACGATGCGCATGATGAGATAGTTACCTTTCTCAAAAAACGCCTTGAGGATTTCTTTGCTGTAGACATTTCTAAGCTGTTCCGGAACATCCTCCATGGTACGAATAATAGTTTCTTGTAAAACCGGATTGGTCATAATCATTCCTCTTGGTCTGCGACATAATCTACCTTAGCTTTTTCGAGTTCTGCCCGCATTCTCTCTATATTTACGAGTTCGAACGGACAACGCTGTCTGTGCTGCCATACGGATGGTATCGGCAGGTAGCAATCCTCGCTCACATACTCGTCCGAGCCGGGGATTCTGAATCCAAACGAGAATACATATTTACGAGTGTTGTCGCCCCAATCGCGGTAGGCTTTGTGTACCTCCTCGAAGTTGTAGCCGAACACTCTGAACACATCGGCAAATTCTTTCTCTCTTTGGAGATACACCTTGATGGATTCCGGATTATCGAAATCGTTAAAGTATTCGACGATAAGGTTTCGACCATGCTTGATAGACCATGCGGGGAAACTGCCTGTACCGCCTATATCCTCTACACAAACATCTTCCCCCGTTCGTTCTTTGACGGCTTTTTCGAAGTTGCTGATTGCAGTTTCATAGTCGGGAAGGTTTTCAGCTTTCTTTTCGAAAATCTTTTCCTTAAACTTTTTCGCGGCATCGCTTTCATTATCAAATATTGAGAATTCGATGCTTTCGACATCCGCTTCCGCAGAGGTATAGTCGTCTCGGTCAAACAGCACCAGATATTTATTGCCGATTTTGGAGAAAATGACCGTATCACTGGTCATCATGTCGCTGTCAACATCTGCGTACGCTGCATTGATGTCCTCATAGCCAACATCTTCGATTTCCAGAGCGTTATCGTATATTTCGCTGAAAAGATTATCCTCCGTCAGTGAAGGTTCAATTTCCCGCATCGCGTCAAGAAACGTCTTTTTCGGCGTGCGATTTTTGTTTTTATGCTTGCTCATAACGATTCCTTTTCAAAAAGGTGCGCTATTTATCCGCTTCTGCCGGAAACACCTCGTACACGCTGACATACAGCATCCCCGGCTTGTAGTCAGCGTACTCAACCGAGCGTTTTTGGTCGTATACTTTCACGTCAGAGTTATCGTCCGCTGTGAGCCAAAGATATTTCACATGTTCGGCATAGCGCGGGTCTTCGATACGATAGCTCTGCCCCTCTTTGATTTTCAAATGACGTGCATTTGCTTGGGCACGCGAAAACTCAACGAATGCGCCGTAGTCGCCAATCACGATTCGGTTATACCCGCTGGCAATGACCGTGCCGCTTCTGGTTTCGAGTTTGGTCGTATCGCCGGACATATTGCACCATTCCGGCAAAGTTTCTTCAAATTCTGCCCGCACATCCTTGAAAAAGGTACGTGGGATGGGCTTGTACTTGTATTCGTCGGCAAGCTGCTCTTGATATTTAAGCATCCGAGCGCCGGTTTCCGAGATTTTGTGCTTCATAATTATGGAGCAGGACACCCTATCTATAGCCGTAAGGCTTAGGTGGGGAGGAATGCGTTTCTTAGAAAAGACTAAGATACAGCATTTCCTGCTTACCTCCTTTCAACATTTAAATGATTTGTATCCATGCTCCCGCATGGCAAACAACTTGAACTTTGGAAATTGCTACGGACTTACTTTTCCCATTAGCAGGAATCAAAAGTCTTGTGCCTTTGTTATGGCACCCGCTTGTAATGTATGATTTACTTTCGAGACGCACAGTGTCGTATGGCTGAATTGCATAGCGCTGTCTTCTTATAGAGCGACGCCCCTTCGACACCTTTTTGCTGCGGTACTTGTGCAGGTCTTCAGAATCCTTTTTGTGATTACGGCTAATTCTGCCGTTAAAAAGTTCTTTACCTTTTGCTTTGTCACCGGTGCGGGTGTCGATATAAGTGGCATCGTAGAATTTTTCCAGCACACGATTGTTTCTGCATCGTTTTTGGTAATGTCCAAACTCGCAACGGTGTGCCGGGTGACAATTCCCCATTGCATACGCATCATTATTATGACTCTTTTCAAGATGAAGCGCGATACGCTTTTCTTTTGTCATTGCGCCATAAGTGACGGTGACAAAATCTTTTCCAAAAGCAGCATAGAGTTCATTGACAATTTGCCACCTAACGGTGTTCATAAAAGCCGCACCGGAAAGGTCGGCAAACTTTACATTTTCTCCGAAGCCATAAAGCTTACCACCTTTTTGATGGTTAGCTGGTGTATGGCACTTCTCGCATACTGTTATAAGCTCGCTGAGACTATTGCCATGGCGACCTTTCCAATAAAACATGTGATGCACGTGTAAAATCGCACCTTCGGTAGCTTTACGCCCACAAACCTTACAGACATAGTTATCGCGGTAAAATACCGCTTCCCGCAAGGTTGCCAAATTGTAGCGCGGGCCTTTCTGGTAGTCCGCTCCTTCCGGAATGGCTTTTCCCTCCTGAATTGCTTTTACAAGCATCGTATCGAAAGAGCCAACCTCAACCGTTGCATGAGTAATGGGCATTACTGCACAATACATCTTGACAACGTTGACATTGAGTTCTTTCTTATGCCTCAAAGAAGGAGCAAGCCAACCCTCGCTGCGCTTGCGGTTATCGAAACGCGGTTTACGGTAACGCAGTCTGTTTCTGCGTGTACGGCGATACTTACGACAACTGTCGTGGCAGGCTTTCTCATCCTGTAATGTATCATACTGCGCAGATACATACTCGTGAGATTGACTTTTCACACTGATGCCGATGTAGTTGTAGCCCACATCCTCGCAGATTTCGATGGGTTGTGTGTTTGTTTTGCTGTCATACAGCAGCTGGATGGTAAAAGGGTGATGCTTAACGATTTTAGCCTTTCCGTCTTTCAGAAGATGGCGTACCTTGCCAAGACGGAAGGTAGGCATTAAGCGTTCACCACTGTTGCTGAGAACACAAACGCAAGTGCTCATGCAAGATACTCCTTTCGTTAAATAGTAATGAAACTATAAGTCAGGGCTTGCGCCCTGTGGTCCACTTCGCCAATGTTATGCACTGTTTTAGCCTTTCGGCATGGCAACCGCACATCTCCTACCCTTAGAGATTTTTAACGTAATACATATCAACGGCTTGCGCCATTGATACATACACTGCCCGCAGAGCCCGACACTTGTGGAGCATATAGGGGTGCCTATATTATGAAGATGATTGCTCATCAAATGCATAACGGAGTTCGCAGCAACCGAAGTTGCCGTTCACCGAGGCTAATCAACCGGGCTTACGGGTTGCCCCGCAAGCCCCGTCTATAACCGGCGAGCCGGTTTAGGTGGGGTTGTTGACAATTTGAAAGGGCAAAAGCTGAACGTTGGGACGTCTGAATCCGGGTTCTCAACCTGGTATTTGATGACTCTTTTTTGCGCCCCTAAAGCCTTGTATGTCTGCTCAGCATTCACGCATAAGCCGTTGGCAAAGAAGAGAGTGGAACCATTGCGTTCACTGATATTTTCGGCAGAATACATTTTTGGCTTTCTGATTCCGGGGTCGAGATGGATTCCACCGCGCATCAGCTTTTCAGCATAGAACCAGACATCAACGCGGGAGAAAATGTAAAGCAGCTGCGTGGTTCTGAAATAATAGAGAATCTGGTCCGCACCACTCCTGTATACCCAGCCCGGGGTGTGCCATAAAGGGTCGATGCCATCCCGATACCGCCGCGCCACCCGTTGTTCGTTCAGAGCGTCAGGCACCATGGAGAAGTAGTCCACCGAGGTTTCCAGGTAGAAATTTCCGGTATTGTGACTGTCCACTTTCGCTTCCTGGCCAAAGGTCTTGCCATTTTTCTTCCAGACGATGAAATCGGTATCTTTGTCTTGATATGATTTATCCTGAGTCACGTCATCGTAATGGCTAATGCCATGATTCACTTTGATAATCGGGTCGTTAAGGAATTTGCGAGCCAAGTCTTCTCCGAATTTTCCCTCATCGAGTTGCTTGGACATCTTAAACTGACGAGGGCTTTCTTCCCAGGCTATCATACTTTTACACGGCATCTGCCGAATTTTCAGGCAGCTGCGATACGATATGTGCAACGATACGTTCTGTACAGGCATTGACAACGGCGCTGGCCGTCCGCTGTTCACGCAGCGAATGGCAGAGTTCGTCGAGTTCGGATTCCGTGAAGGGATAGTCTGCCGAAGCAAGGAACTTCTTGCACAGTTCTTTCATGTCATCGTCGCCTAAAGGCTTGACGCGGTGTTTGAAAGTGAATCGGCGAATGAGGGCTTCGTCAAGGTTATCGACGCGGTTTGTAGTGCCAATGAGAATGACGTCATTCGGGAGCCGGTCAAGTTCCTGCATCAATGCGATGGTGACGCGGCTCATTTCAGCGACGTCATCACGGCCGCCACGGCACATTCCGATAGCATCAATTTCATCAACACAAAGAACGCAGGGCGTGCGCTTTGCGTAATCGAACACTCTGCCGATGTTCTGCTGTGTCCGGCCAAGAGCAGAATTGACAAGGCCAGAAAATTTCAGGAAAACAAACGGTAAATTTGCCTTGTGTGCAATGTAGCGGGCCAATTCAGTCTTACCAACACCAGGAAGGCCCGTCAAAAGCAAAGAGCAAGTATAGTGGATGCCAAGCTCCTTGATGGCTAAAGCTGCTTTTCTGGTGGCCAAGAGCTTGTTGATGACTGTTTCTTCCTCCTCGCGGAGCAGGAACCGGCTTTCCGGGAAATTTGTAGCGTTCTCCGCAATCAAGAGACTTTCCAGGTTGGCAGGCAGCTGAATGAGTTCCGGTTTCAAAAGATTCAGCTTTTTGAGTTCAGCCTCCTTAAACCGGGCATCTTTTTCAGGGACATTCTTTTCAAGCATGATTCGGCACTGAGTCTGTGCATTTCGGATGTCGCCATCCACCACAAATCGAATTAAATTACGTACGTCGTCTGTCATTTCATTTCCTCCTAAAAAAGAAATAGGCCGCCAAATGGCAGCCTGTTAATGTGATGCAATATTCTGATTTTTGTTTCTACTGCAAATAGTGTTTACCGTCGAAACAGAGAGATTATATTCAGTGGCAAGCGCCTGCACCTTCTCGCCTTCCCTGTGGCGTTTAGCAATCAGTGCATTACGTTCCGTGTTTTTTCGCGGACGGCCGCGTTTCTGTAAAATTCCAGCTCTGACATTTTCCTGATGAAACGTTTCATAAATCGCCGTTTTAGAGATTCCGTATTCCTTGGCAATAGTGCTGACCGAGACCCCTCTTTCGATTTTGCTTCGAATATCGGAATTTCTTTGATTGGTCTTGTCTTTCAGCGCCTTGTGATAGTATTCCTGACAGGTTTTTCCAATTTGGCGCATGTCCTTGTAAAGAGTGGATTTTGAAATACCGTATTTCTCACAGATGTCTTTTGAGGACGTTCCTGCCTCATAATCCGCAAGAATCGCCTTGCGCCTTTCATCCAACTTTTTGGAATTTGTATGTAAATGCCCTGCAAGGACGGTACGGACACTGCTTCGAGACAAAAAGTATTTTTTGGCGATTTCCTTATCAGTCATTCCGGCTTTCGCATCTTCCAACATAGCCGCATTGCGAACTTTCGTGGCAGCAGACTGCTTTTTCTTGTTCTTCTTAATCGTAGCTTGAGCGTATTCAGAAACAGTATAGTAGCACTGCTGATAGGTCACGCCATGCTTCTTTGCGATTTCAGCAACCGTCATCCCGGCTTTCGCATCTTGAATCATAGCTTCGTTGAGAGGTGCTCTTTTTGCTTTCTTTGCAAGATTCTTTTCTTTTGCTAGGTCTCTCACCATGGCATAGCAATAAGAGCTTGAAAAATACGTTTCCTTGGCGATTTCCTTGACAGTTTTGCCAGAAAGATACATTTCCCGAACCTTTTCGCGGTCTTCTTTGACCTGCTGCTTCGCAACATCTTTCTTTGATGCAGCCATGCAATTATTCCTCACTTTGACAACTTTTACTTTTCCCTGGGCCTGGACTATACCGCTTCATGGCGCGATATACGCTTCCCTTTTTGAGCCCGTATTCTTCCGCAAGCTCTTTGACAGAAACGCCGTTTTTGTATTTCCTGACCATCTCGGCGTTTCTTTTCTTGCCAGTCTCGATACGGTTTTGGCTGTGGATTTGTCGGCCATTCTTTCCGTGCGCATGAAGAATCCGATAAAAGAGCGTTCCACTGATGCCGTATTTTTCCTGGAGCTCCGGAGATTTTGCGCCCATCTCATATTCATGAATCATCTGGGTTTGCCAGGCTTTCTTCTTTGCTTTCCTCTGCCGGGCCTGTTCTTTGTAAAAGTCCTTCAGACTATATCGGACAGTAGAAACACAAATTTGATACTTTTCGGCCAGCTGTTCCTGGGACATACCGTTCTTGGCATCCTCCAGCATCTTTTCATTTCGCGCCCTGACTTTGTCATGAGTTAGACACACGTGGGTAATCTTGTTAATCGGCATTTTCGCTATTCTCCTTAGCTCTGGCTTTTACGTTATACTGGTAAATCCCATTTTGATGAAGGATAAGGTAACCTAGTGAAGGGCTGATATTTACCTCCCTGCTCAACTCGATAATCGATTTTCGAGGATTTTTCTTGTAAGCATCAAGAAAAGTTTGGTTCCGCATCTTTTTCTCTTTTTTGAGAGCCGTTTCAATATGATTGTATTTTTGGCTTTCGTACTCTCCGCTCGAATGCAAGATTGCATAAATACGCTGCATGGAAATGCCGTACATCTTGCCCAATTCTCTGGCCGTCATACCGCCTTTATACTGTTTAACAATTTGCTCATTTCGAGTGGTAAGTCTCTTCCTCTTTTTTTCAAAATAACGAGGCGGCTCCTGCGTACCTTTTAGAATCTTGTAGCACATCGTTTCTGAAAGATTATATTCCCTCGCGATTTCTAAAATCGGCTTTCCATTTTTGTAATCTTCGATGATGCTTTTATTGCGGTTCATGCGTTCTTCTTTGTTTGACATAAAGCCTCCGATAAAAAGAAAGAGCAGGTTCAAAACTGAGCCCGCCCTAGCCTTTCGGTCGGATTTTGCCCGACCAACGATGTTTTTTGATGCCTTTCGTTCTATATTTTGTATTATATGCAATTCGCACAGATGCACAATGTTTTTCTTTCTGGTAATTTATGGTAAGTATTGTGCAAAAAAAATAAGACCACCACCCTTTTTGGGGCAGTGGTCTTGATTGCTATTGCTTTTGAAAATCAATCCAGTAGTTTTCCGGCCTTGTATGAGTGGTACAAATAGCTCGGATTACAATAGTAAGTTGCAGTATTAAAATCTGAGATGTCATCGCTAATGAACGAGGAAAATACATCAATTACATCCTGGACACCAGGAGTGCTAGTACAGTCAAAGATGATGCGCTGGTACACTTTTCCGATATCTGTATAAGATGGAACCTTGTAGTGGCAGTTAGACACCGTATCATACGTTCCTTCCGGCACAGGAAAAAGCTCACAAATTTCATCGGCAGATTGCTCAAAGCTCTGGCAGTGAAACACATCCGCTGAGTCGAGAATTGCCTTGACTCCGTTTGTGCCAAGAGCAGAAACCACATCCTTGCGATGATTCCTCGTAACGCGGCCGATATATTCAATCAGGCTGCAGGTATAAAAGACATCGTTTTTGCTGTAGGTTGCAGTTTCAGTCATACTTCAATCGCCTCCTTAAAAGAGAGACATTTCAAAGCGACTTCCGTGTGAAAGCTGATTTGATGCGTGGGATGCTTGAATTTTGCCAACGCCCAAAAAGCTTCACGGCTAATATCACCGCTTAGAAAGTCGTTGACGTAGTTCCAAATGGTGTCATCCGCCATGGGTCCTTCCACAATATCATAGTCATGATGTTTGCCCGAGCGACATATAGCAATAAAATCAAGCCACTCATCACTCATTTCGGGGAATTTCTTAATATTTAGCATAGGAGATTCTGTATATTCAAACACGTTGACAATACCACGAGACCTGCCTTTTTTTGACCAGCGAGCGGCTTGTTCGTAGTTGCTAGTGCAATAGAATCCCCATGAAAAATCTTTGGCGTACCTTGTTTTTCTGACCTCAGGGTTGCGGACTATTACATCGCTGCCATGATACAGAACCATTATTATCACTTCCTTGCATATATTATACTTGTTTTTATGTGTTAACACAATCATTTCGTATGATTTTGGTTCCTACGCTTTCTGCTGAAAGAATCCGAATCAAAGTTTCGTTCTAGGAGTATCAGCTGTTCGATTCACCCGGCAGCCACTGCTGCGGATAAGCACGAAGGCGGTTACTCGGCACGCAGTCATTCAGAGCAGAGTTCTCAGCAAGCGCCATATCAATGATGTAGTAATCATTGCCGTTGCGCATTACATCGACGCTCCACTGCCCTGTCAACTCAATGCGAGGAATAACCTTCTTCAGTTCAGCCAGAACAGTTTGAACGCTTTCGTGGTAACGCTGGTTCAGAATGTCTTCATGCATCTTGTAGACAACATAATCATGGCGTTCCTGTGGGCTGCTGACTTTTTTGAATTCGTTCTTCATAACATCGCTGCGCCAATAAGGACTTGCGCCAAGGATTTCCTTTGTATCAAAATCCACAAACACGCGATATTCAGTGTGCAGCGGCAAACCGTTGTAGATGGTGGGGTTATTTTCTTTGTCCTTGATGTATTCTCTGACGACCCACTCGTTCGTGGTGTTCGCGCCGTAGAAGCAGCGATTGTTCAGAGGGGATGCCATCGAGCATGTCAGATGATTCAAAAACAAGAAATACTCGCCCATCTCATTGATTTCCTTCGGGTTATGGATATGAGCGTTGCGGAATTCGTATTTGGAAGAATACGTGCCCGTTTTGATAAAATAGTCTTCGTATCCATCAAGATGGAAGACTTTCTGGCAATAACGGTTCACGATTTCCTTTGTAACGGGATTCAACGTCTCGAAACCAAGGCGGGTAAGCTGCAGCATGGTGATAGGTACGCGAAGAATTTTTGTGTCCGGAACCTTGAAAAATGCGCTGCCGTACAATCCCTCTACCAGAGGAGGAAGCCAGAAGCCCATAGAGTTGGGGTTCATCTCAAGCATCTGATAAGTGAAGTCATCAAGGTCGAGGATGTCAAGACCTTGACGGAACATGTTGTAGTAGAACATTTTTGTGCTGTCGTTCTTTGCATTCTTGTAGCCTGCGTAGTTTTGAAGCAGTTCCTTGTACGACGGCTCAGAAATGTCAATCTTCATCAACTTTCCGGTGAGCTGCGGACGGAGTTCTTCGGGGTAGCGTTTCAACTCCTCGTTTGTAACCTCTGTCATAAAGTCCCGGTTGGCAGAGTATGTCACATAATAGCCACCGCGTTCCGCGTTGTAGATGTACAGACGCGTTTCAAGCACCAGTTCTGTGACGATGCGGTCAATGAGCGAATTGAGTTCCGGTGGGAAGTAGACCTTTTTGTCGAGAATTGCTTTGACTGTAGCTGTATCCCACTGGAGCATATTTTCATGCAGCTCTCCGCTTTCAAGAACCTGTGTCTTATAGACCTCATCAAAGGTTTTGAGGGCATCAGGGTCAGTTTTGAGCATTGCTGCAAGCTCCTCATAAGAAAACGGCTTATCTTTCTTATCGGTTAAGATGGCGCTGATTTGTTCAAACATGTCTTTTGTTTCAGTCATTTGTGGTCTCCTTTTCTAAAAAAGCCACCGTTTCTGTAGGAAAACAGTGGCAATGTATAAGTGATATGGTTTAGCTTGCAATGTACAACTCGCTGTTGGAAATGTTCTCCAGCCAGTTTTTGTTCATTACATTACCAAAACGATATTTCTTCTGCGACTTGTAGGACCAATCGCAGCCGGAAACGACATCACCGATGGCGTTCAAGTACAGCTCGCCGCTGTAAAAGTCGATATCGCCGGTTTTGTTGAATTCGTATTCGAGCTTGTCTACATGAGGTTCACGCTTCTTATAGATATTCGAATCGAGATTCTTAGCACGCCCTTCGTTCAGTAAATAAGCCAGATGAAAGTCCGTTACCTTATCGTTATCGTTACGGTTATATTTCAAGCCACTAAGGATACTTTTACTTTCATATGGGATTACTTCGTGGAAGTTATCACTGCTGATGCAAAGACCGCACATATAGTCATCTTTTTCATCGCAGTAGGCCCACCACTCCAGACTCGCCATAGCAAGGTCAGCCATCTTATCGACAGCTTTTCCGTTAGTGACCATGTAAAAGCTTCCAACGGCGATACCGCGCTCTTTGACAGCTTTCAAGGTGTATCGAATTGCCGGTATATTCAGAGAGATTTCCCCACCGGTAAAGGTAAGAGAGCTGATATAAGCTCCCTTCTCAAAGTTGTCGAGAAAAGCATCGATGTACTTCTCCTGAATATCGATGCTTTCGGCATCTCCGCGCAGGCAGTGCGCACAGCACATATTGCATCGGCGCGTAACTTCTATGAATACGTTGTTTGCGCTATAAATACGCATTTTTTTCATGCCCTTTCTGTTATTCTTCCTCGCAATCGTCGTAGTCATCCGTGAAACTCTCGTTGCGGTCAACGACAACATTCACATCCGGCGGAGCGATTTTAGTCAGACCATAGTTCAAGAAGAACGAGCCGGGAATGTCATCGACATCGCCCCAGTTCCAGCAACCACAGTTGATTTCCAGCTGTCGTTTGCCTTCATCCGTCTTGAGATAGTCCATGATAGCACTGCGCAGGACGTTTTCCGGGTCATGGATTTGTTCCGGATTGTAGCTAAACTGAATCAGTGTGCATTCCGTTGCGGATAAGCCAATGACCTCATTGGCGACGATAGTGAATACTTCCATCGTAAGTTCCCTCCCCTCACGCGTTGACGATACCGCCGTGCTTGGCCAGAACCGCGTCTACGGTTTCTACGGGCACATACCCGTAGACCGTAGCCAGCGGTGCCTCGTCGTCTTCAGCAAACGGCAGAAACTCTTCGACCTCCTCAGACAAGTAGCTGAGTTCGACCTTAGAGTAATTGCCGTCCGACAGGTCTTCGTTCGGTATGCAGTAGTGCATGCCGCTTGCCTGAATCGACAGGGTGAAGCCGTCTGCACAAACTGCTTCCGGACGAAGTGCAGCAGTACCAAAGATGGTCTTGCTGAAGGTTTTGCGGAGAAATTCGTTGGTATTGAAAATAGCCATAGTAATATGCTCCCTTTCTGTGTGTGAGATGTTTCTTAGATGTACTTTTCCCAGAAGCGCTCGAACTCTTCGTCCGGCATCTGGGCTTCGGTTTCATCCATCACGCGGTCGTAAGTATCGCTGGAAATGTCGGTCCCGACAAAATCAGCAACAGCCTCATGTCCGCGCTTTTGGATGGCATCCTTCAGGATAGCCCAACGACATTCGTGAATGGCATCATCCAGCGTTTTGTTGCCATCAGGCTGCCAATACTCGCCTGTCTGCTGAATTCTATAAAACTCATCCAGCGCATCATCAACATTGTTTTCGAGAAGAATATCGTCAATAAAATTGATAGGATAATCCTTGCCGTTGATTTTCACTTCTGCATAACTGAAACAGTCGTCGTCACACGGCATTGCTGCACAGGTGACATCGAAAATTTCGTGCGTTTCCTTGTTTACCTTGCAAGGCAACTGGAATGTTGCTCCAGACTCGAAGTAAGAAAAGACGACCGCTTCCTCAACATCGTTGTCGGGGCATTTCGCAGACTGGATGAATTCCGGCATAGACAGCACATCAATACTCTCTCTTCGGTCGCCCATGGCAGGATAAACCTTCATGATTGTATAACCATCATGCTGCAGCTTTCGGATAGCACGGCACAGGTCCATACGGATTTCGTGCGAATCCATAATGGTGCCACGGTTATCCTTAGGTAGGAAGATTTCGATAACTTTGTTGATGTCAGGGGTTTCGGCAACGAAGTAGACTTTGTCATCGTAAATTTTGAACATTACATTACGCTCCTTTTGGTTCATACAAAAAAGGCGGGCTCCCTAAAAACAGGAAGTCCGCCCTTTAAGCGAAATTGTGAATGTACGAAAGGCATAAAACCCTTTCGATATGGAATGTTATCTATCGTACAATTTTTATTTTAGTCGGTTCGCACAAGCACGCAACTATGATTTGGGATTTGAACCGCAAAAAACAAAATGGTCAGACAGAGCTTGCGACTTTGTCTGCAATTTAATTTATTGACAATTTGGTGCTGTGTTGGTATAGTTAGAGTGAAAGGAGGGTTGTATTGCAATGGATATTTATCAAGAGCAAATCAGAGACATCTTTGGCACCACCGACCTTAATCAACTGCGCCAGTATGCTGCACAGCTCAAAAGTGTGCCATGCACTCAAAAAAATCCACGCAATGCGGGAAGGAAATCTTGTTTATCTGAAGACCAGATAGTCGATATTGTGGAGCTGCATAATTCCGGTTTTAGTGCAGCTGCTATCGCGGATAAATACGAAGTTTCCCGCCAGACGATATACAAGTATCTCGACAAAGCTCAGCATTTCAGTGACGACCCGAATTATACTCTGCGCATCAACTACATGAACAGGCAGCAGCTCTGTACTACAATTGATGTTGATTTCCGCCACGAAAAAATCAAAATCAAAAACTATACAGATAAAATCCCTCTTCGCGCATTCGGTGTGGTGGAAGAACCTTCGTGGAAAGATTTCGAGATTTTCCTGCAAGACCGTTGCCTTCCTGCGAGCCGGGCCGGTATCAAGGAAATTCTGCGTGATATGGGCGTTCCTTTTTATGACCCGCTCCTTATCATCGAGAAGACGGAAGGCCGCATAGCAGGTGACCATCAGTGGATGCAGCTTATTAAGAGACCTGCCGCGTAACAGGAGGCCAATATGCAGCTTGTTGACTTCAACAACTTAGAGCCGCAAGAAACTCTAAATCACACATCTAAAGGCAATCAGCTGAAATGGAAGTACGACGGTTACTGGTATAAGGCTGACCACATGGGATACGAAGGCTTAGCCGAAAGCATCGTGTCTGCATTGCTTGAAAGGTCCAGCATCAAGTACCCTTTCGTGAAGTACGAATATTCCAAGATTTTATATCACGGTCGGACATACAATGGATGCAGAAGTGAGAATTTTATTCTCAAGAACAGCAGAGCCACGCTAATACCTCTCGAAAAGCTCTATCGCAGCTATACCGGTGGCAGCCTTGCCATTGATACTGCAAAGCAGCGTGATGTCCAAGAAAGAATCAAGTTCTTGGTTGATTTCGTTGAGAAGCATACCGGAATCAGAGACTTTGGACCATATCTGACAGCAATGCTCGAAGTTGATGCTTTCTTCTTGAACGAGGACCGCCACACGAATAATATCGCTGTTTTGTATGACGATACCGATGAGACCTATTCGCTCTGTCCGTTGTTCGACAATGGCTTGTCACTCTTATCCGACACCAGTTTGGATTTTCCTTTGGAACGACCATTAGAAGATTGTCTGCAAGCAATAGAAGCAAAGCCGTTTTCGCGGCATTTTGATGACCAGCTTGATGCTGCAGAGGGATTATATGGCATCCAATTGAGATTTTCTTTTGGTTCGCATGATGTAAAGGACATAATCGATGTATTCCGTTCTGAGTATGGCAATGACATCTGCAATCGTTGTGAAGCGCTTATTCGTCGGCAGATGCATCATTATAGCTATCTCATACAAAAATGAAAACAGGGCAACGGCCATTGCGGTCGCTGCCCTATTGTTTTGCGCTGCTGCATGAAAAAAGCCGCCCACCAGAAGGTGAACGGCGCTGTGATTAGCTGTTAATGTTCTGCGCTTCAGTCAGATGATTCGTCGCAGGTGCTTCAGAGACGCCATAGGTATGCATCAGCGTTTTGATAGTATCCTTTGCTTTGCAGCCCATTTTCAGGAGCACAGCTGCTGCTTTGGTGCGTTCTTCCGAAGAAAGCTCATCAGCAAATTTATCGATTTCTTTGCACATGAATTTTAGCCCCTTTCCTTTAAGGTTTGCAAATTCCGCAAGCCGAGTACCCTTCTTGGATGAGTTCGTCACGCGAACCCATATAGTCGATTCGATTCTTCTGGCTCATCGATTCGACTGCAGAGCAATCGGGCATGTGGAACTTCATGGTGCTCGTGTTCAGAACGTATGTCTCGTCTATCACAAGAGGGCTGCTGTTATGTTTATCCTTGGAGTCTGCAGCACTACCGGCTTCAACCCGATTCTCATCATGATATTCGTCGGATGTGAAACTCACTTCTTTGCCATCAGATGAGCAGTAAATATCACCCAGCAGGTCTGTGCGATAAACCTCGACACCTTTGTTTTGCAGCTTGTCGAGTGTTTCCTGATGTGGATGACCGTAACTGTTCCCTGTGCCACAAGAAATCACAGCATATGTTGGATTTACCGCATCCAGAAAAGCCTCTGAGGTAGATGTACTTGAGCCATGATGCCCTACTTTCAGAACCGTTGACTGAATGTCTTGTCCCGATGCAAGTATCACGTTTTCCGCTTCCTGTTCCGCATCTCCGGTAAAGAGGAACGAGGTGTCTCCATAGACAATACGCAAAACAATCGAAGTATTGTTCGTGTCATCGGGAACAGAATTAACACCAACTATCGTGAATTCCGCTTCCCCCAGAGTGTAGGTTTCACCCACATCCGGTATCGTGATGCCTCCGCCTTTTTGCTCCGCGTAGCTTGCAAAGTCCCGAAATGCTTTGCTGTCGTATTCTGTCACAGGGCATAGAGTCATGTCCGCAGTGACGGCCTCAAAGGCACCGGACAAACCGCCGATATGGTCTTCGTGTGCGTGGGTTCCAACGACATAATCCAGGTGTCCATCGGTTTCACGCTGCATGACAGAGTAAAGAACGTTAGAATCATCGACATTGCCGCCATCAATGAGCATTGAGTGGCCGTCGCAGGTGATAAGGGCGGAATCCGCCTGTCCTACGTCTAAAAAGTGAATCGTAAAGCTGCCGTCCACCGAACCGCCAGCCGTCTGTTCACTGCTTGCAGTGCTTTCTGAGACGACCCCGGTGCTGGATGGACTTTCCGATATTATCGGATTCTGACCGCAGCCGGTGAAGCTGAGTGCAAGGAGCGTAGCGATGATTGCCGCCGTGCTCCGGAATAGATTGTTTTTGAGTTTCATACTTTTCTCCTTTCAACAAAAAAAGCGGACCTACCCCGCTATGGGATAAGTCCGCTTAAAATACAGATTGTGAATCCTACTGATTGCTTAGTATCTGTTCACACTTTACATTGTACGGCGTTCGTATATTTTGGCAAGCGCTATTTTTCGCCAAACTTAATGTCGATATATACAATTTCAAAGCACAGTGCAGCGCTCAAAATAAATCCGAAAACAATGTAGGATGGATGAGTCAAGGACCAACCGAGATTTGCGGTATACCAGTGCCAATATTTGATGTAGAGCGCAAGAGCCACAACCGGCAGGACCAGATACCAGATGCTTTCCAGCACAATTTTGATGTCTTTTCGCATTTCACTCGCCTCGAAATTCGAGCGGAATCATGGTCCGGCGCTTTTGGCTTTCTGAATACCAGATAACGCCAAATCCGACCAGGATAGCGAAAATGATGATTTTCAAAAGCTTCTTCATTTATTTCTCCTTTTATGCTGCGGATGCAAAGATGTCACCGCAAGGGCTTCTATAAAACATGCTACTTCGGTTTGTCGCAGCTGCTATATTCCAATTTTTAATAGGAGATGCATCTTTAAGTGCATAACAATATGCAAACATATAACTCATAAAAGTCAAGCCGATTTAATTTAGGTTTATACCGCCTTCTTCGTCTTCTTGGTTTCGGGCTTTACGATACCGCCGTTGGCATCGTAGACATTGTATGGGAAGTCACCGTTATTGACGCGCTTAGCAACGCGCTGCCCGGTGGCAGTCTTATAATACTGGTTCAGTCGGTTTGCAGTACGGAAAAAGGCAAACCTTGCATACTGTGTGCCGCGCTTGACACGGTTTTCGCGCAGCAGTTCGTCCCGCAGCGTGATAGCATAATGTTCGGCTTCATTGGTGGTGAGCCCCGAATAGAACACGTCCATGAACTTCTCAATATAAATAGCGGGAACATCGTTCATGGCAGCCACAATGATGGCCGCTGTTGTACCTGCGGAATTGAGTCCCGGCAGTGTAGCCTTCTTGATGCACTTGGTGGCGGATTCGATTTGCGTGCGGTATTTCATCAGCCATTCGCTCAAAGCTTCCTCGTGACTGAGGTTCGAGCCTGCGAACACGCGGCCGATGAGGTTTGCTGCGGAGAGAATCGTATTGTTCGTCCAGCTCATATCGTACTCGGACATCTGCACACGGTTCGCCATGGAGCGGATGTTTCCGGAATCGATGTGCTGAGACTTGGCGGCATTAAAGGTCACGTTCATACGCACGGTTACGCCTGACTCAACGATAGCAAGCAGTCGATGCTGACCATCGACCAGCGTGCCATCGGAGGCGATGGCAATACCCTGATGCGTAGTATCCCAATGTCCTTCTCTCATGTCCTTCGCCATCTTTTTGACTTTGGCGACGTTCACGTTCCGATTGTTATCGTTCCTCTCAAGCCATTTTGCCGCCTGTTCGGGCGAGATTTCGTAGCCGTCCCGAGTCCTCTGATTAAAATTATAGCGTCCCATCTGTAATCCCTTTCTGCCTATGTGGGCATATGTCTGATATTTGTTATGTGATATTCAGAAGAATTTTCCGATTTGTGATTATATTCGTGTTGGTCGAGTTGGCGTGGCTGCATCGAAACAGTGCGCAACGTTCTGAGTCTGTGCATAACACCTCCTCTCACCGGCGGCGATAAGGTATCCCTGCCGCTGAGGTTATGAGTCCTAGCTCTGTCGTCTGAATCAGCCAGAATCGCCAGCAACTCATCGAGGATGCCGATATAGTTGTCGTAATTGATATACTGGATGGTGTTAATCATGGCCGTTTTCAGTGCATTGAGAGGCTCTCCGCGCATTGAACCGGAAGTATCGACAACGAACAAAGCTATTTCTTAGTCTGTGCGGGTGTATCCGTGGTCAGCTAACCATTTATGTACTTCATTCGTGACGTTCAATGTATCGATGGAATAGCTGTTAACTCCCAGTTTGCCATTGGAAAGATTCATGCCGATATTATAAATGAGCTTGTGGCCTTTCATTTTGCCGATGGTCGTTGTGCTTCCTGCGGCGAATGTTTTGACTCCGACGCCGAGCTCCGAGTTATTCTCGTAGTCCAGCTCTTTGTAAGTAAAATTGTCTTGTACAAGAATCAGTCATTTGAAAATCTGATGACTCTGCAAGATGCCATTATGAATGGAAAGGCAGTTTTGCCAATCGGCTTCAAAATCAATCCAGTTCCCGAATGTGGAAGCTGTCAATGGAGCATTAGGACTCTGGTTGATAGCTGCTGCCTCTTGAAGTAGCAGTTTCTTAGGTGTTTTGTATTCCGCTACCGGATAGTTAATTTCACCCTTGCACAGTATTTTCGCAAATGCTTTGACGGCAAGCTTACCAAAGATAACGCAGAAACATCCGCAGAAACCAAAAAATGCGCCAAGCAGATAGAATACAAGTGTTGCTGTATGGATGCTTTCGGGGTCGTATCTCTGCGCTGATGCCTCCGAGATAACAAGGCCAATTGGAATCAGCAGCAAGATAATGCCGAAAATTATAAAGGCGATTCCCATTGTTACCCACATCCGACCCGTACCTGCCGGGGTCGCATATTTCAGTGCTCTTTTCCGTTCTTTCTCAGACGGAATCATCTTATCCTTTTTGGCTGCCATGATTTCCTCCTCCTTTTAATTGTGAAATCTGTTGTTGATTTTCTGAATCAGCCAAAGCTGAGCTGCTCCGAGTCAGTTGAAAAGAAAGCCGCCTTTTTCTTTGCCTGCTCTTTTGCACTCTTACTTATCGGTTTCTTCGTGCCGTCCAGATGATGCTTGCTCTTGTACGAATAGCCTTTCCAGGCAGCCTGATAGGAAAGGTAGCCATATCCGTTAGCATTGTCCAGGACCTTATCAGTTGCGGCCTCGACCACAACATAACGGGGCTGATTGGGCTTTGAAAGTTCAGGACTCTTCACGACACGGTAACTCTTCTTTTCATCTGCGCCGTACTTGGAGAACGGCAATGTGGATTTCTTTTGGGGTTTGGCTTTTGCCTTGGTATTTTCGGTATTTCCTTCGACGGAATCCACCAGTTCAGAGTCAAAGAACGCCTCATCAAGCGGTACATTGGAGCTGTTCTGCTTCTTTGCTTCTTCAATTTTCTGATACATGGCATCTTCGACACGGCGCATCTTCCAGACCTTGATGAGGACCTTTTCCGGGAACATGATGGTCAGTCCCTTTTCGGCCAGCATCTTTCGGACAGCGGGAGCAGCAAAAGACTTATACTTTGCATACGGTCCTTCCTTGTGCTGTTCGATTTCATGGCTTACTTGCGTCATGTATTCCTCAAACGCCTTGTTCTGGTCGAGCCAGAATTCGACTTCGGAATAAGGAGAATCATGGTCCACGATTTTCTGGAGTTCACAACTCTTTGCATAAGCAAGGCAAGCATCTTTTACATCGGCAAAGCCCATCCCGAAATTATCGTTCAGGGTGTTTCGACGTGCTCCGTCCATCACAAAATAGCGGCTTCCTTGCTTGATGATGGCAATACCATCTCCGGAAGTGATAGTGGTGGGCTCTTCCGCATATCCGTCGTCAGTCCATCGGTCGATAATCGACGCGGTATCCTGTACAAAGCCTTTCCTGCAGGTGTAGTCATCTGCGCTATCATAAACCCGTTTCGTAATGCACTTGGTAATTGCGTCAATCAGAGCGTCTATATCCTTGATTTTTACGCTGTACATCAGGTTACTTTTGACGTTCCAGACAACGCCATACGGTAACCCCAATGCCATCATGGAACACGCACACTGCAGAAAATGCTTATGTGCCAGGCTGCTGATGAATTTGATGCAGTAGACGGTATTATTCTTTACGACATCCGCAAGACCCGAGGTATAAATTACTTTATGGTCCTTAGTATGAATGTCGATATCGCCGCGTGCCTGAACATATTCATCGGGAGTGAACACGGTTCCAAGCCGCATACTGAGCGACATTTTGGCTTTTGCGTTCACAAAAGGAGGCTTGACCTGTTTTACATACCTGCACTGATTCGTTTCGAGTGCTGTGAGCAGTAGAACCTTATCCTCGACCGTTGCGCCCTTCTTGATTTTCAAATACTGCATGTCTTTATGCAGGTCCATATAATACGCAAGTGCGTCATCTATATCGTAGGAATTAAAGAATCCTGCCTGCATGTAGATGCTGATGCAGGGAGACAAATCAATCATTGCATCTGCCGTCTGGATATCAATGGTCGTGGTATCATTACGTTCAATCGGTGTGACTTCCAACAGCTTATAGCAGGCATCTACATCCTC